CCTCGAACACGGAGGCCAGCTTGAGGCTCTTGGCCATACTCCGCCGCTTGTTACCTACCTTCAGCCGGAGCAGGTAGCTGTAGGCCATCACATTGGCCAACTCGTCGGTGGCTTTCTCCAGGAGCTCCTCGTCCGGGTCTTTCACCCGAGGCCCCGAGGCGAGCCACCTCTTGTTGCTGCGTGCCATATCGGCCGCTACCCGCCACATCCTGGATGCCAGCAACCCGGACCGCCCCACCACTCGCTCGATGTCGCGAACTTGCAGTTTGGCGATAGCCCGCGTGGTTTGTCGCCTAGCCTGAATAGTCGCCCGAGACATACGGCTCCTGATCAAAGGTGGTAGGTGACGCGAACACCGTCGGTATCGTTTGAGGTTTCAGCCCCTCGGCCAGTTTGATCCGGCCACGAGCGATCTTCTTCAGCGTGTCTTCGGCTCGCGTCCTTTGATAGTGGAGACGATGCTGAATCGTGCCGTCCACCGGGTTGAAGTCCACGACGCCACGCGACTCGTACGCGTAGACGCCACTGAGTAACATTGCCGAGAACGCGATCTCCTTCGGCACTGACGTGAGCAGCGTAAGGTCCACATACGGACTGTTCTCCAAGATCTCATCCACCCGCTGCTCGGCCAACGCGATCATCTCGTACAACCGCACCGCGTAGTCCACTGGCTCGTCCTTGTCGCTAACGGCGATCCACTTGTGGAGGTTGTCCATGTTGTAGAACCGCCCGATCGCTTCGCTGTTCGTGTAGCGACCAAAGACCAACGCGGCAGACTTCACGTACTCCGTCGTACGAGGCAAGTGGTAGGTAGTGTCGTTGTACAGCACCTCGACGTAGTACTGGTACTTGGTCACGTCCTCGGGAGCGATGAAGCCACGAGAGTAATGACCAATGCCAGTCACGCCGAACGTGGACCCGTCGGCGAGCATAACCTCTTGGGTGTCCATCCGGATCACGCCGTACGTACTCGAAGGGTTTGACAGCGTGGGGATCTCGTCCGCGTTCACGAACTCGCCCTGGTCTAGCAAGGCGAACCGTAACGTGAACACCTCGACGGGATCTGGCGGATCGGACGACTCCTCCACCGTGTCCCGAGTGATGCGATACGTCTCGGTCTCGGAGACGATCTCAATGACGTACTCGTAGTCTACGTCCTCCTCGCTGTCGAACTCGTAGGTGTACAGTCCGCCGCCCTCCGACACCATATCAGTGCCGTCGGCGACGATGACTTCGAGCGTATCCTTGTTCCGCACCCCGTATGCCCCTAGGGCATCCGACAGCTTGACCGTCTCGGGGAGTGCGTCTGCAGTCCAGTTGAATGAAATCAGCATTAGATGTCAATCGAGATGGGTCGTGGAGAGGTGATGTCGTCGATGCTGCGTTCGTCCTCGTTGATAGCGAAGTCCCGCAGTGCCTGCACTTGAGCATCGGTGAACGGAATGCTGAATGGCTTCGCCACCGCGTTGCCATCACCGTCGTCCCAGATGCAGACGCCACGAAGCTCCGCATCGGAGATAGTCAGCTTCTTCATGTAGATGCCGTAGTCCTCGCCATCGAAGATCTTTACGACACTCGCGGTGGAACGAGCGATTAGCTCCGCCCCGTCCTCGTCGTACACAGTGACGCCCACCGTTCCGACACCATCGGCGATCGGGAGCATTGCTTCCGAGATGATCGTGCTCATGCTATCGTGACCTCACTGCTTTGTGAACTTTATCCATGATATCGAGTACTGAACCCGCTTCCGGATCGTCTTCCGGCGTGGCAAGCAGCGCTGCTTCGTTGCGAGCCTGAATCGCGTCAAGTGCTCCGGTCGTTAGCTCGACCGTCGCTCCGTTCCACACGCTCGACACCGCTGCCGCAACGTTCGTGTTGCCCGTTGTCGAGAGTGTGCGCGTGGCAGTGGCCCACACCGCTGTCGCAACCGCCGAAGCGCTCGCTCCATCCGTGAGTGTACGAGTAGCATTCCCCCACACCGCTGTTGCGTTCTCAGCTGCTGTTGGTGCTGAGCCGCCCGTCGTGATCTGATCCCACATGTCGGCCCGCAACGGATAGATCACGATCTTCGACGAGTCCGTCGGTGCTGTGCTGAACGCTGGCGAGACCGTGAGCGCCTTCGTCGTGCCGTTGTACGCCGTGATGACTCGCGTTTCCTTCGCTGCCGGCCCAGTGTAGACCGTCGCAACGTAGTCCTTGTAGAAGTCATTGACACTTGAGGGGCTGCCAGAACCGCCAAGAATGACATTCGTTGTCGTACCACCAGTCGTCACGCATAAGCCGTTGAATAGCCAGCTTCCTGTCTCGACTATGCTTTGCTCGTGGACGTCCGTCAGATTGTTGAGCGTTGCCGAGCTAATCGTCGAGTTATTCGTCCAGAACGATGAGAAGTTGGTTTGATTGTACGCACCAGACATTGCGCTGCCGACGGTCGCATCTCCGACCCAATAAGTCAGATTCGATTGCGGAATGCCTTGCGGAAGAATGATGTAGGTCGAAGTGTTATCCGGAGCCGTTCGCCAGCTTCGGTTGACGTATGCCTTCTTCGTCGAGCTTCCAATGTAGTCGTAGATCGTGCGAGACTGCCCGGCTCCAGTCCCGCCTGTAATCACGACGAGCGCTTGATTGTAATAATCACTGACGGTAGACGGGCCAGACGATTGAAGAATGATCGTATTAAGCTCTTCGCCTTCGACAACCGACGAGCCTTGAGACGTGCCGCTGTTCAGTGTTGTCTCGCTGCCGCCACCAGCCGCAGTATCCAAGATAAGATCGAGCCGCCCGCCATTGGCCCAATCAGTTTGCAACTCGTTCGTGTCCGAGAGGATCGAATCGACAATCCCATCAATCGTATCGACGCTCGACTGCGAGGACCGTGCGTCGAGTATATTGTCCAATCGGCCACCGTTGGCCCAATCCGTTTGCAGTTCGTTCGTGTCCGCAAGTGCAGACGTAACTTTCGTATCGGTCGCCGGTCCAGCGTGTCGGCCAGGATACACCCGCCAAATGTCGTCCTCTACCACCGAGAGCGTGGCATCGAGCGTCACGATTCCATCGCCGCCATTCGAGATGATTGTCCGTGTGGCGATGTCGCCCAAGTCCGCGCGGGTAATGACCAACTCCATGCCGGTGAAGTCCGACTGAGCGTTCGCACCGTCGAGCGTGATCGTCGTGCCAGTGTCGCCGCCTGTGCCGAATTGACCAGACTCTTGCACGTTCGCCGTTGCGATAACGCCACCCGCAGTCGTCCCGCTGATCTGCGCTGCATTCACTGGCAGATACCCGTCGCCTCGCCATGCGTCGTAGACTGTCGCGGGCAATACCGTGAACTCAACCCACACCTGCTGGAACGTCGCCGTGTGAACCGCCTTCACGATCAACCGCCCTGGCGTACTGGTGTCGGTCGTGCTGAGTGGTATTAGGTACCAGCCATCACCGTCGTCCGTCGGGTCCGTCGTGCTGTTGCGAGCCGCGAATGCTCCGTTGTCCTTCGAGACTTCAAGATAGCCTTCGAGCGTGTTGACGTTGATTGTCTCCGGCGTCTTGCCGTCGTCTGCATCCAAGAACGGACCTACTTGCACCGTAATCGCCGTATCTTCCTTGAGATACTGAGCACTTAGTGCCTGCGAGCTAATCGCCAAGAGAATCAGAATTGATCGAACGAACTTCATTGTCGCCTCCGCTTCGATAGCAGTAGTGAGCGTGGGCCGTTGCCGCCTGCCGGTGCTGTCTCGTGCAACGAAATCCAGCCAGGGATTACGTCGCTCGATACGCCAAGAGTTGGGTTGAACGTTTGAGTGTTTGTGCCTGTGACTACTTTACGTTGATTGGCAACGGACATACCACCGGCACCGTTCGTGCCGGTGGATTCCGTCGTGTGAAGCGTAGACCAGCTGCCATCACTGCTGTCACCATCCCCAGTGATAGTCTGATCCGCTCCACGCTCATTGAACAACACGCCTACCACGCAGTCGCCAGTCGGAATAGAACTAGTAGTAGTAGTTGGCGAAGCAGTTGCTGAGCCCGCTTCTGATGATCCGCCAACATACGAGAGCGTATATCCGCTTGTCGGGACGATCTCCACTAGCGTGGCCAGCGTCATCGTGTTTGCTTGGCCATAGGTTATTGTTATCGTGTCGCCAGTATCGAGCCCGTTCGTCAGTGGGCTGGTGAATACTGCTCCCTCAACGCCTGCATCTGCGGCACCAGGATCATACAGCGGAGATAACCGTCTCGTCCATGTGTTACCATTCGTATCAGTGACAGTCCAGCTGGAATACGCAGTACCATTCGTATTGCTATTGTCCGCCGAGATAACCAGCACACCCCATGAGCCAGTTGCGAAGTTGCCCGATGGCGTGATCGTCGCCGTCGTGGCCGATGTGTTCTCGTACAGCGTACCGCGATCAGTAGTCGTGATCGCAGCTTGTGCTGACAAGCAGACCAGGCTCAGTAGTGCTGCGAGTAAGTATCTCATTCGGGATCCGGGTACTCGAAGTCCTCGCCCGCCCCTCCGACACGCTGCACGTTGATTGTGAACTCGGAGTCCTCGTTCAATATGGTAGGGTCGGGGAACGTGACGTCCTTCGACGAATAGCCATGCACATTGACAACGCATGCCGCGTCCTCGTCGTCGCATCGCTCTACTATAGTTTCGTCAAAGTACGTCGTGTTATCGATGAAGATGAAAATGTCGTAATGCCCGTAGTTGTAAGCAGCTTGCATCGCACCGACGATTGGGCAGAGAATCAATGCTTCCCATCTGCCAAGCGGCGTGACTTCCGCCTTCATGCGTCCGCCTTGCACGAAGTCGAACACCGCTTCACCCTTCGTTCCGCCGCCTGGATCAATCGTGATCGCTCGGAAGATCCACTCGACCGACTGCCGTTCCTCGACGACGACCATCTTCTTAATCCAATGCATGAAGCAATCAGACACAGTGATGTGGTCGCAGTGGTTTACTCCCGGCGCGTAGAACACTCGATTTGCAACACCGAACATGCAGCGGCTAATCTGAATGTTGCCGACCGGCCAGTCGCCGCCGTTCACTTGATAGAACTTCACTAGATCGCATGTCATATGCTCGACGCCTAGTTCGTCCGTGCCGAGTCCGCTGCCGCCAGGGACAGAGATACCTTCGATGCCGATGTCCTCCATCACGAATGCGCCCGAACGAACGTCTAGCACTGTCCCGCCTGGCGCTCCATTCCATATGAGGATTGTCACTGGCCTGTCGTCGCCCGTATCCCAATTGCCGTTGTTGCGTACTTGATCCGGCATTCCGTTACCGCGCAGGCTCCACCCTGGGCTGTGCGAACCAATTACCATCGTCGATGAGACAAAGTACATGCCCGCCGGCAATCGCTTGCCCTTTCGCATCCACTCGACTATAGCCGGACCGTTATCAACGCTGGTGTTGTCCCGCACCAATGCGGGCACGGTCGTCGGAGCGATCAGCTCCAGATTGATAGCACCCATCGAAGCGATCAACGCACAAGCGAAGATCATCATCGCGGGGACGGCAAGATGTTTTGGTCGTTGCATGTTATCCTCTGTAAGCAAAACAGCGGCCCAAGCGCGGGGACACCTGAGCCGCTGCTCTTGCAATCAAGCCTTCGCAGCTTGACCTTCTCTTCGTACCTAACGCTTAGCCGGTGGATCGTAGATCACACGGTTAGCGGTTCCAGTATCCTCGTACACTATCACTAGCTGCAACCCTGCCCCCTCGCAGGCATCCTGCGCGTCGAGCAAGTTTTCTCCACCACATGCGTAGATCACTTCCTCCTCGTCGCCTTCCGGCTCCGGAGTAGGTAGTGGCTCGTCATCTGGGGATGGCACATCTGGACCAGGCGTCGGTTCAGGTAGTGGCTCCGGTTCCGGCTCGGGTGCCGGATCTGGTTTAGGCGTAGGCTGATCGCATATCAAGATTAGGCCCGCTCCGCTGGAGCCAGCTTTCTTCTTGAGGTACGAAGCCTTACCTACTGCTGACATCCAGTCCTCGCAGTTAGCTACTTCCCAGACGACCCGCTTGTGCGGACCGCGAGCTTGGTAGACGTCGATCTTGACGCCATTACGCTCATGGTTCGCTCGCACGTAGCCGCCGATCAGCTTACCTACGAATACGTTGAGCTCAGCTGGGTCGTCGGGCAGCGGCGAGACAGGTGGGCTCGGCTCTGGCGTAGGCACGTCATCGGGCTCGTCGGGTAGCGGAGCAGGGTCTGGCTGCGGTGCCGGTGCCGGCTCGTCCGGCGAGGGTTGCGGCACGTCATCCTCTTCGTCCCACGGCCACCAATTCTCGGCTGGGGCTGAAGCGAAACGCACTCGGGCTCTGGTACTGGTGGCTCCGCCATGACTACCATGGCTGCCCGCACTAGCGTGGGCTCGGTCTCTGAGCCTGCACTTACCGATGGCTCCTTCCGCTGTGACCACTAGGGCCAAAGCAGAGATCATCGATACTGCTATGATGAATTTTCGCACTGGAAAATCCTCGGGGTGTTTGTGGACGGGAACGGACGCTACTTCAACATCCCCTCGATCGCGTCGAGGACGGAGTTGAACGCAAACGCCAACATCGGGTTGATCTTCTCGAGGTGTGGCGTAGCGAACTCTTGCAGAGCGTTGATCGCTGCGACCAGAAGCTTCTTGAACGGCACTGGGATGTCCAGCGTTCCAAGATTCTCCAGACCCTTAACTAGGTCCTTGGCTTGAGTCTGCTCGTGCGAAGGCATTGCCTGCAAAATTCTCTCGGCTGCTTTCATTGGTGGATCACCTCCTTCGGTGGGTTAGTAAGGTCAAACTGAACTACTCGACTCGGTGAATCTATGTTCGCTACTGCATATCGGCGGCCATCGAACGCACTTAGGATGCGAACGGAAATAGCCACTGCTTTCTTCTTGCCGTCCTTGCACAGGATGATGCAGTTAATCTTGGTCACCTTGCCGCTGGACTTAGGGTCGGCCATGGACTTCACGTAAACTTCCCTGTGCTTGGCGATCAATGCTCCGTCGTCCATTAACGCCTCAACGCCTATCTCCTTCATCTCTTCCAGCGTCCAGCCGGTCAACCGCTCCAACGCTTTGTTCCACTCTATGACCTCATGGTCCTCGTCCATGATGCAGAGGCCATAGTTCGTATCGTCTAAGACGCACGACACTATCCGATAAAACTCTCGCTGCCTGACCCCTTCGACGTGCGACATGTAGGCTCCAAGCAGAGCCAAGATGCACGCCCCGCTCATCGCTACAAACGCCGCCACGCCTCTAATCTTTTGGGGGATCATTGCTGTCACTGATGGCCAATATTCTTCTAACGAGGTTAGTAATATCCCGCATCTTGATCGCACGGACACCCACCAGCATGCCGCAGGCGACGACCTTCCAGGGATTGTTCTTTCCTCCCAAGTATTCATACCCTACCATGCCGAGACCTGAGCCCAATCCCCCGTATAGTAATATGGTGCCGATGATCGTTCTGAACCGCAGTGGCTTGTCTTCCAGCAAGACCACGGCTAGCCCACTCAACGCGGCTGCTATGTAAGTAACCGCGAATGTTAATTCCGGCGACCATTCCATCACTCACTCTAGGGCTGATCTGTTGTAGGTCCAGCTATCCCACAGATAGTCAAGCAACTTGCCAATAATCCATCCGGCCAAGATCATCAAGATCAAGCTAAGCGTAATGAACCCTTTGACCTCCGGATCCTTGCTCACTTCGTGGACCAACCAACTTCGATCCTTGGCGTAGTCCTTGCCACCACCCACCACATAATCAGTCAGTTTCTCTTCTGCCACGGACACCATGGTCCGGCGTTCTGTTGGCGTCGTCGCCCGAGCTACTAGCCAGTCTTGGTCTAGCTTATCGCAGATCGCCGCTCGCTGGTTATCCGTTATGATTTTCACCAACCCACCCCGCAACTGAACCTAATGCCGAGCGAGGGTCCGTAGGAGTAAACTGGTTGGGAGTAGTACACAGACTGCGAGTAGTAGACCGGCTGCGAGTAGTACACAGGTTGCGAATACACAGGCTGCGAGTAGTAAACAGACTGTGAGTACGCAGGTTGTGAATAGTACGTCGATTGGGAATAGTAAGGCTGCGAGTACGTAGCTCCTCCGCCGCACCCTCCCGGACCGCACTGCGCGTAGCCCACGCTCGCCATGAAAGCCAACACCAACGCCACCGCTAATAGACATGCGAACCTCATGATCACCTCCTCAGTTACACGTAGCACACCCGGTCATCCCGCCAGTCGGCACAAATCCGCTGGCACGAACTGTTCTCCATCGCGACGCAGCAGTGGACTCTCGCATCCCCTTGGTGCCTCCGCCGCAGCTATGTCGCATCGGGTCGTCGTACTCCCCGCATTGATTGCACACTCGGAAGGCTGGGCCTTCGCATCGGTGGTTGCAGCTAGTGGGCCCACCGCAGATCGTACACATGCCGTTGTCCTGGTATCGATCCCCGCGACACCCAACGCAGCCGCCCAACAAAGCCTCACCCCGTAGTACCTCCGCTCGGCGTTCAGGGTTGTCCGGCAGGGCCTGCGCCTCAATGGCCTGCATGGCCACTGCGTCGCCGAACGGGTTGGCTTGGACGGTTACTTCCCCTGGACCTTGCATGCTGGCATACACGACCCTAGGGCCACTGCCAGAGTACAATGGGCTCTGCTTAACGTAGTACTGCGGAGCGGCGAGTTCGGCCACACCCGCGAACCGACCCTCGCCGCAGTCTCCGCAGCCAGGCCCCGTCCGAGGCTCTACGCTAATACCTATTTTGTTGTAGCTCCATATCGGAGCCGACTCGATCTTATTGATGAAGCTCTGTGCGTCATGCGACAGAAGACTGTTCAGGCTCTGCTTGTGGCCCCAGTCCGATGTCAGCAGTACGCAGTGCGGAACCATACGACAACCCCACTTAGCGATCTCTGCTTGACTCAGAGAGTCTCTGTCTATGATCCCGATGGCGTACTTCGAGCCTATCGCGTCTATGACCTCTCGGCTGAGCAGCACCTCCCGCTTGAACTTCTGACACGGAGCGCACCACGACGCCGTGAAGTAGAGAATCACATTCTTATTCTCGCGGGCAGCCCAGGACTTTGTAGTCGCGATCGAGTTTGTATATGTCAATACCTTCGAGTCGTCGGTAGCCTCGACCTGCTCTTCCACCCTGGGCTTCGGCTTCGGCGTGTGCTCGGGGCAGTCCTTGCATGCACACTTGCCCTTCTCGCAGGTACAGACCCCAGTGTTTGCGCAGTCGCAGTACTGTGGCGACATGTCCGACGCACCCCAGTCCCGCTCCAAGTTTGTGACGCGACGCTCCAGCGCAGTCAGCCCATCATGGTACTTCCGGTGCTCTACTTCCATAGTGGTCAGCCGGTGGTTCAGCTGGGCGAAGTGATCGCCGATCGCCATCTTGCCATCGCCACCACAGACGCGGCACTGTGTGAGCCCATCCCCGCTGCGGCCAGTGCCGTTGCAGTTAGCGCATACGTCGCCTGGTTGCGGCGTTGGGATATCTGGTCCTGGGATAGGCGACCCTATCTCGACCGTATTGCCAACGGCGTCCGCTGCGTTTGCTTTGCCACGCTCTACCTCGAACTGCGCTAATGCTGCATCCCCGAGGAGACCGCATAGCAAGAACATGTAGATGATCTTCATGCTAAACAATCCCTTGTGTGTCGAAGTCGTACAACTCCTGAGTGAAACCCTTGATCGGCGAGAAGGCGTACGAGTCCTGCTCTCCGAGTTGCTTGTCAACGTCATCCTGGTGCGTTCTCCACGAGCACCCCATGACTGCTTGATCGTTAATCTTTGGGTACGGTCCGCTCACGGACTGACCCCACGAGTTGAATTGGTACAAGTATCCTACGCCAGACTCTGTCCAGCCCACGCCGAGGTACACCATCTGGTGCGGCCAGCTGCCGTTGCGACGAATGAAGCCTTCGCTGTCTCGATCGCCCTCGTATCCTACTCCGCTCGCGACAGTCACTGGGCAGCCGGCACTGATCGCCGCAGCCGCCTCGTCGAAGCTCCGCACGAGCGTAACGTCCATCACTGGGTACTGCCGAGCGATGTCGTCTAGTTTGTTCTTGTCTTGCTGCCCTCCGCAGCCGTAGTAGCCCCACTCTTTTGCTTTACGCTGATCGTAGCGAGTCAGGTCGTGCTCCGCGACTCCGGTCTCCTTCGAGTAGTCCTTGCGTAGCAGCACACCGTACTTGCTGACCCAGTCGGCAGCCCAAGAGCCAGCCGCCCCATCTGAGTTATAGTCCATCTGAGGACCGCCATGCACTTCTACTCGGCAGCCTCCGTAGATTGCTTCCGTCGCCGCTCGACCAGGCCAGGTGATCTCGCCCTTGGCCGCCATGTTCCATAACAAACACGTACACGCTAACTCGGCACCCCACGACACGCAGTCGCCGATGCCTTGTGCTTCCCGCTTCCAGCTGGGGTCTACTCTGTCCTTCGCTTCCCAGAGGCGAACCTCTGTCCCTCGCTTCAGTTGGCGCACCATCCGATCAGGGACGTGCTTGACTGCCATCTGAGCCTGGAAGAACTCTTGGTAGTGTCGGTCGGGGATCCGACCAAATAGCTGCTTCGTCATAGCGCCTTCGCATACCCAGCGTTGATTTGTCTTCGTCCCAGCGTCGTCTTGTATGGTTCGACTAACGCGTCCGCGAGCACTCGCTCTAGTGTAAGTAGCCTAGACACGTTGGCCACTTCCTTCCCTCGCCCTCGCGTGGTGAAAGCTGCGTCTAGGTTTATGATCAAGGTGCAGTCCTGGCCGTTGGCCATGCGTTGTAAGTTGTTTCGGGATACCTTGCCGCCCCGCTGGTCGAGCTCGGGAGCCCAACACCCGCGAGGGTTGGTCGGGTCGTTGAGGTCTACGAGCCTCACGGATATCGTGAACGTCACCCGTTCGTTGCGTACTGGCGAGCCATCTACTTTCGCTCCGGGAGCACTGAGGGTTAGCGTGGTTTGAAAGATGAACGTATCACCGTCGTGCACCGAGATAATCTTCCCCGGCACTCGCAGCTGAGCTCCGTAGCACACCGCGTTCAGCACCAATAGGATCTTCAGCACCAGCAGCATGAAGTAGCCGCGTTTGGTGAGCCCTATCTTCATAACGTCCGAAGCCCTTCTGCTACTTCTCGGAACATGGCAGCCGCCGACGCTCGGCGAGCATCATCGAGTTGCCCTGGGTCTTTCAGTCGTCGTACGCTCATCTCTTGAGAGATGAGCACTTCGGTGCGAGGAAATCTGGTGGACAATGGGGTGGTGTTCGCAAGAAAGCGATGTCGTTGTAACCGAGCAAACGCCTTCCCCAGCCCGTTCGCCGTTTGTATCCGCTCTTCCTGAGTGCCATTGTACACCAGCGACTCAGCCATCTGAGCATACATGGCAGCCAGGATGGATGCTTCGTCCGAGGTGCAGCCTTCGCTCTTGAATGAGGAGGCAACTGTCGCGGAAAACGAGGTCGGCGTAGGAACTGGGGTCGGCGTAGGCGTCGGCGGTCCTGGAGGTAATGGACCAGGCGAGGGTACGCTACGGAGGAACAGCCACACTGCTCCACCGACGAGCACTGCCGTCATCAACATCACAAAGAGCATCCCAACGCAACCTATCGCCAGCGTGGAATTCTCGATCTTTCGGGGCTCGGTCATGGGCGAGCTACTAGCTCCTTGAACTTCCGGTCCACGAAGTCTACGACTCGTTGGCGGACCTGGTTTTTGAATAACTCGTCCGTGTAAGCCGGACCCCAAAAGTTAACATCCGTCAACAACTCATCCGCAAAGTGGTGGGCAAGAATCTGGCATATGCGGTTGATGTCTTGCGCGTCACCACCTTCGGAAGTATACACTGCGACGAGGAGCCGAGGCATTCGTCGCAGATCAATTGTCCTCGCTGCCTTGTCAAGCAGTTCAGACAATTCGCCGTCCAATCCGTTTGTGAGCGGAACGGATTGAACGGTTAGCTGGGGCGGGTATCCGCGTCCACCTCGTCGATCTGGTCGGCTTCGCCGAGGTCCTGCGGTGCCGGCGTCGGCGGACTGTAATTGTCCACCTGCACGTAGCTCTCCGCGAACGGATCGGTGACCGTACCATCCGAGTACGTGTACCGAGCTTCGCGACCTACGGTCTTATCGACCTCGGCCCAAAACTCTGGCAACGGCGGTTGCTCTTCCCCGGTCGTCGGATCGAACGCGACTTCGGTCCAGGGCAGGATCTCCACCCCGTCTTCCGTCACGCGAAGCTCTTGCTTCACCACTCGCAACCCGTTAGGGTCGTTCGGCACTGGCACGGGAGCCATGTGCTGGCGGTTCTTGATGAAATGCGCCATGCCTTCAGTCCTTTCGTCTATTGCCTCGGTCGGCCCGAGTCGCCGTGGCGGTCGCCCGCCCAAAGTAAGGTGCGTAAGTAACTCGCGAATCTCGTTGATCGCCTCGGATTGGTCTCGGAGCTCTCGCAGGATTCTAAGTTCTTGTCCCATAGTAATAACGTTTAGTCGCCGAGCGGCGATCTGTCTAAATTAAATATCATCGGGACCTTCAGAGAACTGCTCCGCCTGCGTAACAGGCACGTTGAGTTTCTCCAACATGGCTTGGATGTCCACCTGCCCAGCGATCTGCTCACCGAAGACTGGATCCGTCATCAGGGCAGTGAAGATCGTGGAGAACAACGCTCGGTCATCTGGCGACAACTTACCCAAGAGCAACCGGCACGCTCCCGGCTTGCCCCAGTTACTGCGGTTGAACGGCTCGAGAATATGCGTCGTCACTGCCTGCGTGATCCGCTTGTGCCGCTCAAGGTTAATAATGATCGCTACGTCGGCATGGGCCTCCGCCTCCGCCTTTGTCCCGAACGTGCCCTCGGTCGTGGCTCGCTCGGGGATGCCGAACGCTCGCAGCTTCAGGGCATCGAGGTACTTGAGGCGTACCACGAAGCTCGGCTGCAAGCCACCACCGTCGGTCACCCGCTCCATCTTCCAGGCGGACTCGGCAATCTCTCCGGTCTCTGGGTCGGTGTCCACTGGCGTGGCCCCATAGCCTGCTGATTTGTACGCTTCGCCCAGCCGCCTAGCCAGTTCGGCGTGGTCGATCTTGGGCCCACCGTCCGTAATCGCCGTCGAACCGACTGGGTACTGGATCCAAGTGAAACCACCCGCGACCTTATCGTCGTATCGTTGAGCACCCGAATCGCACGCGTTCCACTTCTGCCAACTCTCTTGCGGGACTCGAAGCAACGGATCACCTAGATCCCCGTAGCCCTCGTCGTCGAAGTTCACCCACAACACATGGTCCTTGTCGATTATCTCCTTCTTGCCGTTGCGGTCCGTGTTCTCGACGCCGAGGAAGTCACCGGTCTTATCGTCTACCAGGATATCGGTCAGGCAGGTCCGCAAGGACTTAATCCCAGTGAGCACCTGACGACGAGACTTGCCGCCCTTGAAGTCCACATCCTCGATGTCGTACCGCGTCTCGAAGGATCGCCACCCGTCCTTGAGCAGTCCCCTGAAAGAGGATCTGATAATGTACTCCTTGTACGGTTCCAGCTGGGCCCAAGTGAAGTCGCAGATGTCTGCGTCTTGCCCCTCGATGGTCCAGGGTTGCTGCATCAGCATAGCGACGATCACGTCCACCGCGAGTTTGATCGTCGGGTCGCGGAGCATGAGATTGAAGTCTCTGTCCGAGAGCCGAGCGGTATGCGGCAGTGTGGCACCGCCTACGCCACGGCCACCCCAGCCGTTGCTGCTGACGACCACTTGTCTGCCGGACTTGAATTCCTTGGCCATCGTTCACCTAGTTTCCGATAACTACCAGTCGGTTGCCGCTGAGGTCCACTGGTATGGGGAAGTACTTGTAGATTGGGTAACCGAGTGCGTCGGTCGCGTGCCCGCTGTCGTGCCTTTGCCCTGGTTCAGCCGGCACCGGGTTGCCGTAAGGATCCAGAGCTCGGTTCTCCAGATCGTCTATGAGGTGCGTCACTCGGTGATCGATCCAGAGCCTAGTCTCGCCTTTGGCGTTGCGGAGCATAGCGTTGACCGAGGCCACGCGGTCCTGCACGCCTGGATTGCTCTTGTCGTAGCGGACCCTAGCATTGAACCGCGTATCGCTGAGTATTTGTCGGTAGTCTGTCTTGCTCGCTGCCGTCTTGCGAGCTCGGCTGGATGCGTCACCAGTGAATAACCAGCCGCCCTTGTGCGTGGTGCCGTATCTGTTCCATAGGTGGTCGAGCGTCTCTTGCGTCGTAGTGTTCCGAAGCCAAATCTCATCAAAGACTTCTACTCCTCGCCCCGCTGGGGTATCGACGAACTGCATCAGCACCCACGCCATCGGATCGACGTTGAAGTCGCTGCCCACCAGGATCAGCTTCCTCGGGTCGTAGGTGCAGGCTTTCTTATTGTGCGGACCGAACGCGTAGTAGCACTTGCCTCCCGCGTCTACCCAGTTGCCACCTATTTGTTCGTTAAAATCTTTTGTATCAAGCTGAGCTCGGAGAGCCTCGATTTCCGCCGGGTCAGCAACGTCCCACGATGGCCAGGTGTAAGACTCGTACCCACCCTCTCCGCGTAGGCCCATCTCGTAGGCTTGCTTGAACTCGCGGGCACCAGGTCCAAAACGCTTAGGTACTCCGATTCGCCAACACCAACCTTGACGAGCAGCAAGTGCTGGCCGGATGCTGCGGTCATACACGCCAGGCCTTTGATCACTAGACTCATCGATCACACCTCCGTCCCACTCTGCTCCCTCGACACGAGCCGGTTTGTCGAGGCCCACTACGTACAGCTTGCTCCCAAAGATAGTCTCTATCTCCATGCGAGACTCGGATGGCGGTTTGGCGAGCCACTCTTTTGGGACTAAGTTTAATATCTGGTCCCACGCCACTAAACGAGCTTGCGCATATGTAGGTAAAGCAAAGAAATACTTCGGGTCGGGCCATGGCTTCTCCACTGGCAAGTACGCCACTATCCTTCGTCGCGACATAGTGGTCTTGCCGCTGAACCGACCGCAGCACAACACCACCGTTCGGGACTGGCTACGCCATGCCCGCGACTGCTTGGCGTGCGGCCGGAGTCGTTCCCATTGCCTTGCTGGTAGTAGAGCCTTCGCCGCCATCAGTCCTCAAAGCCACCTGGATTGATGTCCTCTTCGCCCATGCTCGTGAACAAGAATATCTCATGGGCGTCGGTGTCTCGCGAGCCAGGAGCAAAGGTCTCTAAGGTATGCCCAGCCGCGTGCCGGAACATCCGAGTGCCGTCGTCCTCCCTGCCTTCTTCCGCGAAGCCCAGCTTCTTGAACTTCTTGAGGGACTTATTAAACTCGGTTACGCTCGTGCCCTTCCACGTGGAGCCATCTGCGGAGTGCTTGGCTCCCTTCGGCATGGCCGCATGCAGCTGCTTCGTAGTGGGCCCGTCTACTGCTCCTGCTCCGCCGCCCTCGCCTCCGCAGGAGTTGTCGATCCCTCCGCCTTTGCCCGTAGCACAAAAGCCCAGCTTCAGCGTCTCCGGTGCTCCGTACCCAGGGTCACCAGGGAACAACCACTTAACTTTCTTGCTCATGCGACCTCCACTTCAGGAACAGAATCCAGCATCGCCGTCACAGCTTTGTTCAGCCGCTCCGGAGTAAGTTGTGTCTTCGCCACTGCGTCCACAGTCAACAACTTCTGTCGCAGATCCTTGGCCAGATCTATAACGAAGTCATCCGGCGAGACGCCCATCTTCAGCAGCTGCAATCCGTGACCGTCGTGCCGCAGCTTGTGGTCGATTAGCTCGCATGTCTCGGTGACCAGAGCATGCACTATGCTCACGTCTACCGAGCGACCAGACTCCTCGACCCGCTTGGCCGCTACTGTCATGTCGCGCACTTGGTTCAGGCTCTCGATCAAGTACTGCGTAGCGAAGTGCATGATCCGCATTCGCTGCTCAGTGTTCGTGACTGTCTTCGCATGCTCGCTGGCCGCCTCGTACTGAGCAGCCGCTCGCCCACAGATGTCGTGCATCATAGTGAGCTCATCCCGCAAGGATAGTATGTCCCTGGCGTGCCGCTGAAGAGTATCCAGCCGCTCGCGGAAGGCTTCGCTCAAGTATGATGCGTAACGACTCACCGCTTCCTCCAAGACCTACGCCATTGCTTCAGCTTACGCTTCAGCTTCGCCTTCCGACGATCGCACCCGCACCAGCTTCGCTTCTTGCGGTTCTTACGCTTAGCCATCTACCACCGCAGCAATGGAGCTATCTGTTTCTTCCAGTGTTCCCTATTTGCGTCACAAATCTCTGCAAGCGCGTCCACTGGCAGTGACCAGTCAACGCCTGACTCCTCAAGCAGCCAACGCATCGCAATCTCTGCATCGATTTTCGATCCGTAGCCGATCATAACTGCTAGCTCTACGTTGCGACTCCACTTTGCCTTAGGAGCGGCGACTAACCATGCTGGCGGGTGGTCCAAATCGCACAACGTTCCACACGACACTCTTAGCCGTAGCTGTTGCATAACATCGCTGCTACAAATCCGCCCATGATCGCCGCCCCGACGAGGAGCAGCAGTAGGGCGAACCACTTTGCGTCACTTGGTTTTCTTTCGTCCGGCACTGGGTCCTCGCTTCCCTAGCTTCGTGATCTGTAGGTCGCTGCCTTTGACCACGAATCTGTTTGGCTTCTTGGCTTTCTTCTTTTTGCTCATAGTAGTGTCACCTGTACGAAATTGGTACCGTCCTCTTGGTATGTTCCCGTCACCTTGAACTGACTGCCACGAGGCAGCAAGACCTCCGCCTCGCCCCAGTCTAGGAACAAGGCTCGTTTGCCCTTGGGCACGGTAATCTGCATCCGGATCGTCTTTCCGAACTGCTTGGCTACACCCGGATCTAGCGTCGTGCTCGTGTATCCATGGTCCACGAACTGATCGCCTGGCTTCAGTTTCGAGAACACGCTCAGCCCACCGTCGTCAATGCCTCGCACCACTTTGATCTCAGAGCTCAGTGGCGGGGCTTTCGCAAACGCTTTGTCCAGCTTGTTGATCTCGGTGTCCACCCCAATGCCCAAGTAGTCCTTGGGCTGTGGCTTCTCCCATGTCTCCAACTTTGATTTTCGAAGGTACTCGTTCATCTGTTCATGGCCGTCCTCCGAGTACCAACTGACCGCATCATCCACGGAGCTTGTCTTGGTGTACCTCTTCTGCTCCTGAATTAGCTCCTTGCAGCACGGATGGAATCCCTTGTCGAACGTGCCGACCTTTGCTTTCTCCTTCGGCGGCTCGTCGTCGGCGATCACCTGCTTGCTCTTAAAGTCGATCTCGCGGTTAATCTCCGCTCGGAGTTTCTTCAGCGAGCTCAGCGTCTCTCCCTCGACCGCCTCGCCTGCCTTGACCTTCTTGATCTTGGCCTTGACTGCGTCGCGGTCCGCTTCCAGCTTGGCTATTTCCTTCAGCAGCTTCGTCGAACCTTTGGCTGCACCCGCGACAGCCTTCGCTGCCTTCGGTCCGCCCTTCCCGCACGTGGGGTCAACGCCACCGCCTTTACCAGTTGGGCAGAACGCGAGCTCCAACCCTTCCGGCAGCACCACCGTAGCGTCACGAGCCACGAGGTCCTCCTCGGCGAGGGACACGATCTCGATGTCCTGCATCTGGAACTTGTCTCGGCTTAGTATCTCGTCGATGCTTAATTCTTTCATATCTCCCCGCGTCTCTCTGGCCAACGCCAGCATCTCGGTGCCTAGCTGACCAGCTGGCAGTCCTACGTAATGATCCGGCAATACTTCCGCGTCTATGACTGTGACCACTCCGTGCCCTGGGTGATTAATCTCGTACTTCGCCAACACCTTCATCTTCGTGTCCCGAGGCAACAAGAACTCCCGCTCGTAGCCCGAGCCTGGCCCGCCATCCACACTGACATAAGCACCGCGATTGCCCTTCGGCACCTTAAGATTTATCTTCGTGGCTCCGTTGCCGTACCCAGGTTCTTTCTTCGTGGCGATCGATGTGCTCACGTACCCGCGCTCTAAGAACACATCGCCGACCTCCAGCTTTCCTACGACGTTGCCCATCTTACCCGCGTTGCGATGCAGCAGCAAGTCCTCTTTCAGTGGTGGCGATTTGCGAAGAGCCTCATCAATCCGGATCACCCTGTCGAGGACGTCCGCCTTGACTACGTTGTGTCGTAGGTTGCCGTTAATAGTTTTGTAGCCCGACGAGCAGTAGCTGCCAAGCGCTTGCCGCTCTTGGAGAGTCAGGTTCTTCACCCACTCACTGTAGTTCTCTTTTGCCCATTCCTGATGTCCGCCATCTTTGAAGTTCTTCGGGCCACCAGGCAGGTACGAGCCATCTTCCGCGATGTAATGTGAGATCCCCTTGAGTGGCTTGGCCGGACTCGGCGGTGGCGGGGTCGGTGCTACTGGTGTCAAACCTTTCGGAGCAGACGGTGGTGGTGGTAGCGGAGGCTTGCCGATAAACTGCGAAGTCGTGCCAGGCTTGCTCGTGACGACGCCCATCAGTTTGTCGCTGGCCTGCTTCTCGAAGGCTTTAGCTTTCGCGTTGAGCAGCTTACGCTGCTTCTTCAGGGCACTCAACCCCTTCGTGGTGCCCGTAGCTTTGATTGCCGCGATCTTGGCCGCCACTCCCTTGGCTTCCGCCTTTGCCACCTTCGCCGACAGACGCAACGCATCTACTTCAGCCTTGAGCTCGGGCGTCATGGCGACGGAGTTTAACCCACCGCTGCCTCCGCGTCCGCCTCCCGGCGAGCAGCTATTGTCGATGCCTCCGCCTTTGCCCGTAGGACAGAACGCCAAGGACAGACCCACAGGCAAGTACGAGAACTCGATGCCGTGCTCGGCGTCCTTCATAGCCGCGTTGATTACTTCCTCCACCTGGTCCTCGGGGAACTCGTCCGCGAACTCTGCCTGCCCAGTCATGATCCCAGTGAAGTGGACCCACGAGTTGCCGTCCTCGTCCTCGCCAGTGCCGCGTGCCTGGAAGCGTAACCGCGTCTCTTCCTGATCGACGCCCAATAACTTTTGTGTCACGTCGAAGTGCGTAGCCTTGAACGCATCCCACGTGTATAGGTTGCCCTCGTTATCGACCATGCCCCTGAGCGTATCGACCGTACCGCCCTCGGTCAACCCCGCGTCGAACTTGGCTCGGATCTTGGCGAGCACTTGCGACATACTCGGGTTGACGTGGATCTTGACCTCTTGGCCGTTGTCGAGCTCGATCGTCTCGTGGCCGGAGGATGCCTTCCCGCAGGTAGGATCGATGCCACCGCCTTTACCAGTAGCACAAAACGCGAGCTCCAGCCCAGCAGGCAAGAAGCTTAGGGCGAGCTCCTTCGCCTCCTCGACGAGGTTCTTGTACCGCTGGGTCAGCGTAGTAATCACTGCGTCCGGCACTACGTCCCCAAGCAAGTACGTCAATCTAGCATGCGGGTCTGCCCCCATCCGAGACCGGAGCGTGTTGATTTGTGCAGCCAGATCCTTGTCTGACAGGCTGCCAAACACTTGGTGGGCGGATGCGTTGCTTCCGCCATGCCGCATGCTATCGAGCTCGCCCACTGAATTTCCGAAAGCCTTGCCCTTCGGCGAGCCCATTGCTCGAAACGCTAGGGCTCCTCCGTTGTCCAACCGGAGCACTTTGCCACTACTGGTCACGCCGATGTTGTCGTGTTCCAGCCCTGCGACATCCCAGTTCGCCAGCCACGCATCGACCACGAAGTTCTTGGATACTTCCTCTATTGCCTTCTGGCGAGTGTAACCTTGTAGGTCTCCGAGGGTCTTGACCTTCTCGAACTTGTTGAACACCGCAGCCTTGCCCTCGTACTCGCCGAGCTTCGTCTCGGGCACGGAGCCAGGGGCGAACGCTTCGTAGAGCTTGTTCGCCGCGTACTCGTTCTTGACGTTCGCTTCCTTGCCTCCGTAGGTCTTCATCACGTAGTCGCCATCGCCTTCGATGCGGACCTTCTTGGCTCCGGTGCTGCCGCCTATGTTCGAGTCCAGGACCTTAATCTTGCCTACAGCCTCGGGCACGTCCGCTCCGCTAGCGATCTTGGCATCGGCTATCTGCTTGTTCAGCTTCGCTCGCAGCTTCTTCGTTGCCGCTGTGACACCACCCGCTGCTCGCTCCTTCGCTACCTGCGCCATGAGGTTCGCTTGCTGCACGTAGAGCGAAGCTAGCTGACCGGAGCCTCCGGAGGACGACGAGCAACTGTTGTCGATTCCGCCGCCTTTACCCGTAGGACAGAACGCGAGCATCAACCCTTCGGGCATCGGGGAGTCTAGCTCGATGCTCGCCGCTACCTGACCAGTACTTACGCTCTCTCGCTTGCCGAGCGTAGCATACATGAACTCCTCTATCTCCGGCAGCAGCCGCTTGCCGCTGGTGCCGTAGTTCGGGTGCGTTATGGCAGCGAACGACTCAGCGTAGTACTCCTTAATGTTGCTCGTTCCGTACTCGGTGAGAGTCTTGGCCGCGTCTTTGCTCTTCTTCCACCGCTTCTGATGGGCCTCGTCTTTGCAGAGCTTCATCTTCTTGCCCACTATATCCAGGAACTCGCTGCGTTGCTGCTGCGAGAGTGCCTTGTACCAAATCCGATGCCCGAACTCATGCCTGATGACACTCTGCATCCTGCCACCGCCGATCGTCCAGTGACCGGCTCCTACCCCTGGCGTCGGGGTTTCGGCAATTGGCAAATGCGACATCACCCCGATGTTGTTGTTCAGAGCCCAGTAGGTGCCGATCGCCGAGCCACCGTTCACGCCATGCCCAGCTTGGCCACTGGACTTCACGTCCGTTACGCGGAACTCGTTTGCTTGGAACGAAAACGTGTGGACCTTGATCTCGCCCTTCAGATGCTTGTCCACTAACTCGAACTCGTTCGCCGCTCTGTTGATCTCGTTGGCGTAGACCTGAGCTACTTCGACTATGCGAGACTTGTCTACGCTGCCGCCCTTGGTGAGCGTAGTAGACAACTCGTCCTTGAGGTACTTACTCGCTTCCGCCATCGAGTTGAACTCAACTGCTTCGGGGCGAGTGCCCTTGGCTCCGAAGGATTTCTTCGGTCCGGCAGGCGGAGCAGGTGGTGCGTCCGGCGGCGAGGCAGGCTTGGGCGGAGCAGGCTTCTTGCCCTTCGGCGGAGTCTTCGGTGGCAGAGGCTTGCCGGCGAGCTTCGCTTCGAGCTCTGCGATCTTGCTGTTAATCTGTGAGCGTAGCTTCTTCGTGGCACTAGTCGCGACACCCTTCGGCGAGAGCTTCCGCTCCTCGGCTGCCTTCTTCTGGATCTCTTCCCGCTTCGCGTAGAGCTCGGTGAGCTCCTTCTGTATCGCGAAGGCATCGCCGTCCCCAGCACTCGCCGCCGAGCCTCCCGGCGAGCACGTAGGATCTATGCCTCCGCCTTTGCCAGTCGGACAGAATGCGAGCTCTAGTCCAGCAGGTAGCATCTATTCTTCCTCGCGGCGACGATCCAACAACGCTTCGTCAGATAGATCCGGGTCTAGCTGAAACGTAATCGGCTCTTCCTCTTGGTAGTCCACTTGTGACGGATCCGGCTCGAGGTGCAGATCATGCCCATCGCAGATCTCTTCCGGTATCCCCTCGGGGAACGCACCGCACACGTGGACCTCACTGGCCTCTGTCCCGTCCGGCTGCTCGACGCCCTCGTAGTGTATGCAGCCCCGTACCCAGCATCTGCATTTAGCCAACATCTACCTATTCCTTCTGCCTAGTCGCACCACGACCCACACCACCGCTATCGCAGTGATGGCGAGCAGCGAGACAATAACTACTCCCGACCCATCGAACGCTTCCAACAAGTTTGTCAACATATGATCTACCAAACGAAGTGCGCGACCCATGCTACGAAGCGCTTCATGATCCGCTGAACCTTGGCCCATAAGGATTGTCGTAGCATGCCGTACTTGTGAGTAAGTTCTTCGCGAGACTTATCAGAGCAGTACCAGTCGTGGATCAACTCGTACTCTTCCTCGCTTAAGAGAGCTTGGAGCTCCTCGATGCTCATGGGCACATCACCAGTAACGTTTAGTGCCGGCACTTGGATATGTCTAAAATCTTCTCCCTCTAATATGGGCACCTCCTTCTTGGCCTTCTTGTACCGAACGAATGCGTTCCGTAACGCGGTCATGGCGTATGTTGAAAACGAGCCTCGGGACTCGTCGTGATTCTTCTCGCAGTCCTGGAGCACTTGCAGACCGAGCTCGGCGACGAGGTCGGGATCGACGCCCACTCGCTTAGCTATCCGCTCGACAAGTTTGAGGTGGTTCCAGATGTCTGACACATGGGCCTCGTTGCACTACTCACGTGCCAAAACGCAGAACGCGCGTTGGAAAAAATAATCTCATCCTACAATCTCATCTTAAAGTTCTAGCAACCTGCCCGCTGAGCCCCCTACCTCACTCCGGACTAAGAGGGAAGATCAAAATACAGCATGAATTACAGGAAAACTCAAAAGGGTGGATGCGGGTGTGTGGACTGGGATGACGGTCCCACGCCCCACCCAGTCCGCTCAAGAGCATCCACCGGCCCAGCCTTCCCCTTGACTCCCTGGCCCGCCCTGGCCTCGCCCATCCACGTCCGCCTTGAGGGGCCCACCTCAGCGGGGCGACTCGCCCGCACCTGTTGTCCCCACTTAGTGAGGCCGCTTACCCTTATATTCATGCTGAAACCTGCGTTATGTCCGGCCAGCCATCCTGAGACCCACCCTGACCATCTTTGTCCGACCACCCCAGGCCCTGACCGACGCCCTGACCGAAAAGTTCCTATTTCGCAACCCTCACGGCTCCGTTTTACTTTGCTCACTTGGCTCATCCACGTAGTGCTTGCTCAAATCTCCACACCAGTTCTTGGGAGCGTTCGGGTCGTGCCAATCATCCTCGTCGAGCTCGCTCACACTATCGAGCTCCGCAGCTGCTTGAGCTAGTTGCTCCTTCGCCCATGCCTCGCCCGCTGCTCTGAACCTGTCGAGCTCCGCTGCCTCGGCGAGCAACTCCCGGTGCCTCTGCTTGAGCCTGCGTAGATGCCTCGGCGAGTACTTCTGGGCAGCATCGTAACCAACCGTGCCTATCACTCGTTCGTTGGCCTCGACCTCTTGGATCTCCAAATCTCTCCACTTCCACTTATCGGCATGGGCACTCACCTCAACTAGCTGCCGATGCAGATCCTCACCGACCATCGGGAACCACTGAGTAGCGTACGGACGCTTCGTGCCTGGCCCTGAGTAGTACAGCTTCATCCGCGTATTGGTAGTGTCCACCATGCAGATCCAGGCGTAGTGCCCGCCTGCGTGCAGCTTGCGTCGGTTGTTATCGTTCCACTTGCGGCGTAGCGGGTCCTTGCCCTTGAACTCCTGGAAGCGTAACCAGCCGCTCCAGAACGCTCGGTCCTCTGTCGCAGGGATGTGGCCCAACAAGTAGTGACCAGTCACCCAGTCGGCGTAGCCGCCTAGGTCAGAGATCATGCCCTTGCCGATCTTCGTGGCGTAGTTCTTAGCCTGCTTCTTCTCTGGCTGCTCCTCTAGCTCTGCGTTGATCGCTCGCTCGATCTCGAACAAATCCACGTACGTCTTCGCCCACTTGGCTCTTGGGTTGACGATCTTCGCCTCGATGGCTGCCAGCACATCCCGGCTGGCTCGAATACGCACAGCCAGTCTGATAGTGTTGGTCAGCGTCACCTCCTTGCCCTTGCTCAAGAACGTGACCATCGGGTACTTGGTCCGCAGCCGCTGCATCTCCGCTAGGTAGTTCTTTTCGTCCATCACATACCCCACTTCTTAGGGAACACAAAGTCGTCGGGCCACCGCATCCGCCCGAGGGGACTAGGCTTGTACGTCTGCTTAGGTCTGGTCAGAGGCTTGCGGTTGCCTCGTCCCGTCGAGTTGAGCTCCGGCTTGGTCATGCGTAGATACTTGTCGTACTCGCAGTAGAGATTCTGGACGTCCATCAGGGACAGTGGGTGTCCAGGCAAGACTGGGAACCGATACGCGTGCTGCCCCTCGACGGTCTTCTCCAACGCTTCGAGTATAGCGTCGTCGTCCCTAAAATGGCAACCACAAACTTTGGCAACGCCACGTCGGCAGCCCGGACCAGGCATGACGAAGTCGTTCTCGTCGAACTGGAAGAGCTCGGAGTAGTTCAGGTCTGTCGCAAACTGCATCGCGAAGAATGGCCCTAGCATCTTGGTCTGCCACAGCCGCGTGTACAACTGCTCGTACGTCGGCGACTCCAAGATGTACTTGGCTCGTGTCACTACGTCGTCGATCATCCGCAGGTAGTTGCGGTACTTGTCCGTAAACCCGTACGAGCTCTGCCCGCTGGCGTATCTGTACGCGGGAGCAAACAGCTTATAACCGCCCTCGTGCTGCTTGAGAACCACATCGTAGTCCTCGCACCAGCCTCGGTAGTGGAACGGCTCGTGGCCGAGGGCATCGAGCAGGAACTCCCACGTGCTGATCTTGTTGAACGTCTTGAAGAGCAGTATGCGAAACAGTTCGTCCTTGGCGAACTCCGCCCAGCCGATCACGTGCTTGATCAGGTACTGCGATACCCTGTCCATCGCTCGATAGCAGTTGGTGAATCTGTACGTCTGCAGCACCGGGTCGTCGGTAGTGCTCGTATAGAAGAGCTCTTGCCGCTTGATGGCGAACGCCCAAAACCCGTCGTATAGCTCTACACTCATCAGTTAAACCCTTCGTCTACGGTGGCGTGTCGGAGCACTTCTAACTCCGGGTGATTGAGCTTAGGTGGCATGGCACCTTCTTCCCTGTCCAGATGCTGCTGGATCTCGGCAGCTTTCTGATCTTCCCGCCACTTATCATGATGCTCCATGTGGTTGCCGATAGCTTCCTCGTAGGCGTGTATTTTCTGATAGGCCAAGCCCATAGACTTCTGTAAGTCGCTCACGTCCCACCGAAGAGCCTCCGCCCGTTTAGTGTTGAGCTCCGTGTGCTCGGCTAGTTTCTCCACAGCGATGGCCAGCCGGGTCATGCTACGCTGTTGCTGAAGATCTGTCCACGCGTTACAGGCTCCCAGCGCAGCTACTATCGCTAGCCCCACTGATGTGCCTATTGACCTTACTGGAGAAGCCACCGAATGGCCTCGCTCCATATCCCATGTTGCCATGCTGTAGCTCCTCTAGCCTAAGGGTGCAGTAGCCAATAGATTACTTCCTTCCACGTGCGGTGCTCTAGTACCACGCCCCCGAGGTAGTCCTCTAGCTGGAGCGTAGTGCCGTCCTCGCTGAAGCGACCGACGTACACGGCTGCCCCGCGCTCGGTCAGCCGCTTAATAACGCTCAGCTGGTCCGGCCGCAGTCGGCCATTCCATGCCTTGAGCTCCAGGAACGTCACCTTGGATGGCGAGACGATCAGTCGGTCCGGCCACCCGCTGGGAGCGTAGCGGTTGCCCACGCAGGGGTAGACTAGTGCTCCCGCGTACTCCAACGCTTTGCTGAACCGACGGGTGTACTCGCTCTCGGTCTTATTTTGTTTCGTCGGCACGGACCCACCTCTCCTCCGTGATAGATCCAGTCTTGAGCTCCTGCTTGATCCACGTCTCCTCGGCTCGGTTGGTCATGCGCACTATGATCTTGCGACGACGCGGCGTCTCGAAGACGAGCTTGATCTCGTCGTCGTGGTACTCCTTGCGGATGTCGGCTGGCAAGCTGTGTATGGGTATACTATGTGCCATGGTGCTCACTACCTCCCTTAAGTCGGTCGAACAGAATAGTAACGGACTCGATGGTCGGGTCCCTACGGACTTTGATCTTCGTGCCACCGGCCACGAGCTCGAACGCTTGCTGCCGTGTAGCATTCAAGCACAACCCGTTGCCCAGCGGCACCAGCACATCGCCGACGGCGACCGTCACCCCAGGTGGCAGAGTGGTTGAGGCCAGGCTAGTCACGACGTAGGCGTCGTACGGTGGCCCCACCTCGACCTCTATCTCCGGCTCGGTGTACGTGCGGTTGATCAGGATCTTGCCCATGGCGTCTTCCTCCTTGTTAGGTGGCTTAATTTTCATGGCGAGGCTGGACTCCAGCGCTTCCATAAAGCTAGGGGTGTACTGCGGGTTATGCTGCCAACCATCGAGCCTCACGATACGGCCAGGCAATATGATCCGCCCAGCGATGTCCTCGATAGTGCCGAGGTACACATAGTCCTCCGGCTCATCCCGTTTCCGGATATACCGTTCAGCGTGGGCAAAGTTACGAGCCAAGAGGTACCGCATACTCCACCACGTATTCTTCGAGCCATGGCCGCTTCTTCCGCCATCGCTCTGGGGCTGGTTCGTCTGTCGCCATGAGTATTGGTAGCTTCGTCTCCTCGGGGATCTGGAAGCACGACAGCCCTAGCTGGGCCCATAGGTGCTCGATGTTCGCTCGCCACCCAAAACAAAAGTCCTCGTACTTGATCCGGATCTCGTCGCGGTAGTAGTGGTGGGCGAACATGAGTGACGCGTTCAACTGGTTGACTGCTATCTCCGTTAGGGGTCTGCACAACTTCCAGTCCGCGTACCAGCACGGCGGCATGTCGAACTTCCACCAGCCTGTGTGCCTGTCTCCCGTCGGTGTCTCGACGTCCACCCATCGGGCCTCAAACGCTCCGTCCTTCTCCCAGCCGTCGATCAATCCGTTGACTATGGCTCGCGAGTCCCGCTCACACACCACGTACTTGATCTTCGCGTTCGGGTACAGCTGCTCCATGATCCCGCGTCGATAGACATCTTGCGGGGTCTTCAGCAATAACGTGTCACGTGGCGAGCGATACGGGTGCCACACGAGTTCTATCTCCGCTGCTGACAAGTAGGGCGGCTCCTCTATATGTTCACGCTGTAGCCACCGGCGGTTCTGCCACGCGGTGATGTCGCATGGCCGCAGTAGCTCGTTGGCAATGCAACTCCGCACGAGCTCCGGGTTGTTGAGCTCGTGGAACTCATCCGAGTCGTGCCAAGGGTAGCCATTCTGAGCCAGCTTCAGGTAGGGCTCGTGCTCGCCCACCAACTGGCACACGTCCGGGTGCAGCCCGAGGGCATGCTTGATGATGGTGCTCCCGCTGCGGCTGGGCCCGACCATGCATATGACGGTCTTGGGCTCGTACTTCAGGCTAAGATCCAGCTTCATACGCGTAATCCTTATCTACGACGCCTACTTCCATATCCCCGACCAACGACGGGTGCCAGTACCACGAGCCGACCAGCTTTCCAAACAGAGGCTTGTCAGCGGTGTAAGTCTTCACGTGCCCTCGGCGGCTGTGCAGTGGCATCTTGAAGCCTGGCTCGTTGATGTTCACGTCCCGAGGGTGCTTCTTCGTGCCGAGCTTCAGCTTCAGGACATGGTACTTGAACTCCCAGTCCTTCTGCCGACGAGAGCTAGGGCGAGAGAGTTTGGGTAGCTGCAACGTCTCCGTAGTACCATAGTGCACGTTTTGGCATGCGAAGAACTTCAGCAAGTTGAGGATGCTCCACCGCACTACCTCGGCGTCGTGCTCGTCAAACGACATAGTTTTCGGGTAGATCATGAATCCCAGAACACCATCTCTAAGCTCGGCGTCGTACTCCGCGTACATGAAACCCCATGGCTCGCTTAAGATCGAGAACGCTATCCCCTTTAGCCCGCTGCGTGTTCGCTGGATGGTGTACCCCATAGGCATCTTCAGACTGGTGACCTCGATGTAGAGGCAATCGTAGGGCATCGGCAGACCAGTTATCTCCGACATGTGGCCTTCTTCCGGGAGGATGGGGTAAGGCACGGAGAACTTGTGGAGATCCCGAACGCTTCTCACGCCAGCTTTGTACCCTTCGGGAAAGACAAACGGGAGCTTGAAGGACCGCAGCGCATTCATGTAGTTCGGAAATAGCTCCTTGGCTCGGCTCATCTTCCCTCCTTCACGATAGCGTAGAAGTCCTCGGGTGCAGTCCGATGGTCCAAGACCGTGACGCGTCGCCCTGCCTTCCGGAAGTTCTCTTGGTTGTTCAGGTTCTGCCGATGCAGGTCGCGGCAGTTCTTGTCGTTGAACGGAGCCAGCTTCTGCCCTGGCTTCAGCTTCTTCGCTCGTCGAGCGAGTATCCTCTCGATGCACACCTCGACTGGCGTGTCCAGGAACAGGAAGTGGACCACCTCGCGTCCGTAGAGGTTAGCTAGCTGCTGGGCCTGGTTGTTCCATCGGCCGAACGTGCCGCTGACCATGAAGCCTTCGTACAGCACGTGCTTCTGCGGCACCCAGTCCATGGCCAGGCGGTTGATCAGGGACTCCAGCTGGTCCGTGTTGCCTCGGTGGGCGATGAACCAATCGCACCCGCCACACTGCATGTCGTAGATGCCGACCGTCCGCAAGTTCAGGTCCGGGACCAGTAATCCCACGGTCTGCTGCCACGCGTCGCCCTCCCGCGTCGGGTCGAGCAGGTCCTGCTGCTCGTGCTTCTCCAGCATCATGTGGACGCAGTGACTCTTGCCGCTGCCGTTCGTGCCTCGTAGGTTATAGATCATGCTTGCTCCACTAACTTACCGTATGCCCAGACTACCTTGCCTAGCTCGTTCACTACACGCGTCTTCTTCACGCGAGCTCCGTCGCCCGAGTTTTGAATGTCGGTCGCAGCCTTGATGGCTGCGTCTAAGTTTTCGTACAACGGTCCGTGCCCGACCCAGTCGAACTCGCGATTCCAGACTAACTCTACTTGGTACCTCACCACTGCACCATCCCCGTAGCGCAGGCCACGCCTCCGCCATGCTCAAGCAACTGGTCTATCGGCACCGGGATCACGTTGCAGTGCGGCTCCAGCAGCTTGATGGTCTGTTTGTTCCGATCCCCGATCACAATGTTGTCGCGGTACTGCACCCAGTTGGAGTGCTTCGTCTTGTACTCGTCATGTGGCAACGGGATGCAGCCCGTTAGCCACGCGGGTGGCTCGTCGCCGCACTCGGCCAGGGCCTTCTCGTCGCAGAAGATGTTCCACCCCTGCACCACGTTGGCCAGCCCGAGCAGATGCTGGTCGTGCCACGCGGGGAAACCCGTAATGGTGACCGTCATGTTCCTAGCTTTGTAGGTCAGCCAGTGCTCTAGGTGTCTCGCCGCCACCAAGTTGGTCCGCGTGCCGAGCCCAATAATCACATGCGAGCTCGTGGTCCAGAGCAGGTCCGCTCCTTCCAGGCAGCCCTCGGGTAGCGTGTGCTCCCAGTGTCGCCGCGTGATGTCAAAGAAGCGATGGATCTCTGAGGACCGAGAGGACTTGCCCATCATCTGTGGTCTGACTAAGCCCAGCGGCGTGAAGGCGAACACGTCCCGGAGGAACACCGCGTCAGTCTCTTCGACTGGATAGCGGTAGGTCGCGATGCCTAGGTCCGCGTAGACTTGAGCTAGGTTGTCCAAGTCCTTCTGCATGGCTTCGTGCTCTGCTACGTACACTATCATGGTTTAACCTTGTGCCTCACTAAGACTTCGATGCCCAGGTCCGCCATCGCTTCCTTACGGACCGCGTTCTCTTCGGAGCGTATCTCCGTGCCCTTCCGTCCCATCTGTGCGTTGACCCTGCCGGTGCTCGGGTACTCGCCGCGTCGCCAGACTTCGACGACCGCCTCGATGATCCGGCGTCTATGCTGTGGTGTCATCTCCCCTCCCAAGGCGCTAGTACGCGTCCCGTTGCTTGGTACACTTTCAAACGGTCCTTGTCGATGCCATGCCATCCCCCGAGCTCGCCCAGCGTGTTCTCTGGGAATACTCGGTGTCGAATGACCCATAGCTCCGATAGCTTGGAAGCGCATACCGTCTCGCCTGCCAGCATGTCGTCTACTTTGTGAATCCGTCCCTGTTGCCGGTCGATGTTCCGCCCAGCGTAGAACGTGCCCTTGTTCATGCCAGCCCAGTCGCAGAGCAGGCTCTCGCATTGGGAGACGGAGCACGCCAGGCCTTCGCGGTTCAGCGTTTGGTGGACCTCGTGGGCGGACTGCTCGGTCGGTGTCAGGCCGAGGAACTCCAGCCCCTGCCTGGGGCCACTGGAGCTCGCTATCTCGAACCGATCCGGCTCGATGTGGTTAAGGTCGCCCAGGTGCATGAGTAGCTCCGCCGACGTGTACGTGGCCCAGCGGCCATTGCCCCAGACCGACTCGACGAGGTTCAGTAGCTGGCACCAGTTCTGAGCACCGAGCAGCCAACCGTGCAGCGGTCGCCTAGCGTGGACCTCGTCGAGGTGCTGGTAGATCCTGCCACCGTAGAGATTGCGTCGCTGCAACTCGATCGGGTACTGCATCAGGCCGCCACCACCACCGTCGGCGAACTGCTTAATGACGAGCCGATCGACAAACGCTAGGTGCGCCGAGGCCTCGTTGTAGTACGCCATGTAGAGGAAGCCCATGTACACGGACTCCTCGCCACTCATGCCGTTGCAGTACTCCTTCAGGAACGGGATGTGGGCATCGTAGTCGCCCGTCTCCAGTTGCAGCTTGACGAAGTACAGGAATTTGTCTTGGTTGATCATAGTTCACCCGAGCCACGCTCCGTGGAGCATGCTTCGGGTGCCCGTCCGCGTTGGCCCTCGGACGGGACCCTTTCCTACCAGCACGTGCCGGCAGGGAGTGCTTCCTACTTTGCTTGCCGGCGACGACGCCGAGCAGCTTTGACCTTCCCCTTCCCGGAAGCTACGGCTCGCCCGAGGTCCTCATAAGCCTTGGCGATGTTCGCCTTGGCTCGCTCGATGCCATCCCCGCTGCGTGCCTTCTTGGCTCGGGTCTTCTTTGCCTTCGGCTCCGGCGTGTTCAGCTTGCGACGAGCAGGCTTCTTACGGCGGACTTTTCTCTTCGGTGCTGTAGTAGCAGCTTTCGCCATTGCTACCTCCGTTTCTTCGAGTGCTTTTGCTTCTGTCTCGACGCGCACTCGTTCAACTCGCCGAGCAGTTCTTCCGTCTGGAACAAGAATTCGTGTATGGTGCAGAAGTAGCCGGACTCCCGATCCTCTTGCGTGAGTGGCTCCTCCTCCGATCGCCCCGTCACCCAGCACAGCGTAGCGTAGATCGACTGTAGGCTCACGGTCATGCTAGTCAGCTTGATCGCCAGCATCGAGTTGACTTCCAGGTACCCATCGCTCAAGCTGTCACGAAGCACGTGGAATCGATCCTGCAATACGTTCAGCTTCGCGATCATGGCTTCTACTTCTTGGATGCTCTTGTGCTCTCTCATGTCGTGTGTCTCCTGTCTCTTCGAGTTTAGCGTAGAGTAGCTCGAGGTTGTCAGACAGCCTCGTGCGAATCTCCTCGATGAACGCTCGGTTCTCGTACTTCGTGTTCCGGCCGCTAGGGTGAGGGATCCGCGTGAACCACACGGAGCCCGACCCGGTTATGACACCTGGGGCGGTCGGATACCCAGGGTCTGTCGTCTCGTAGTTCTTCGCCTTCAGGGCATGGTACACCGCACTAGTGACCCGCGTCCCGCAACAAATCAGCAGGCTCGGCCTCGGGCACGCCGTCACCAGGCTCCTCGCTGCTCGCCTCGCCTCGTCCAACTGCCACGACCCGCAGATCGCACTGGGTCGCAGTAGCTGCATCGTGTGGTCGAGAGTGAGGTCGCCCAGCACGCGGCCCAGCCGCTCCCAGCATCGCAGTTGTGCGTCCTCCCATCCGGGTGCCCAGCGAAACGCTTCGTGGCGGATCATCGTCGCGAAGTACTTCTGCGGGTCATCGTAGATCCGCTGCCACACTCCTCGATTGCTGCCCCAGCCGTTGACGCGCTCGCCGACGAGGATCTTACGCATCGATGTGCTGCTCCAACGCGGGGTCTTGGTCCGGCGTGCATTGTTCAGGCTTCTTGTCGTCCCGCCACGCGACGAACCTCGGGTGTTGCAGCTTGCCGCGCGTCCCTACGCGTTCGTACTCGACTTCGACCACGCGGCCGACGTCGTCCGTGTCGATAGCTTGACGCACTGCGTCGTCCATGCCGGAGCACGACGCCACAACCATCGCGGTATCTGTCCCAGGGATCACCACCGCGCATTCGAGCGAGCCCACCATGCCGGCGAACTTGCCTTTGCCTGGCTTCAGCCCCATGACAATCAGGTCGATCGTCCGCTGGTGCTTCTGCTTCGCCCACTCGGAGTACATGCCGTTCTTGAACACGACGCCGTCGAAGTGGGCCCCGATGGCCTTCACGTTGTCTATTGCTAGATCAGCGCGTTCACGGAAGGTCTTCAAAAGACCATCCGTGGTCTCCCCTATGCGGCTCCAAGCCGGGAAGTCGATGCCGCAATTCTTGCCTTTGATGATTTGTGCGACCCCTTCCATGCTGGTCTCGCTGGGCGTATGGCTGTAACCGAACGCGGCGAAGCGTATGTCCTTCGAGCGTTGAGCCAACGCGGTGCTTACGGCCTCGCGGCCAAGCCCAGGCAGGTAGATCTCGCCGTCGAACCACTCCAGATCATTTGTCTTCTTCCACAGCTGGTGCGCCCAGTGGCACTGCTCCAGCTTCTCGCCGATGTCGATGCCTTGGGTGGTGATGACGTGCAGCTTCTGCGTGTCGAAACTTCGCAGAGCGAGGACTCTATTGCCATCACACTTCGCTTGCACGAACTTGTAGTCGTTGGCTGTGGGCTTCTCCGGGTTGTAGACCCGAGGCTTGCGGAACTCGATCCGCTTGCTCTCCCACCAGAGTTGCGTGGGTCCTTCGCGGACCACGTCCACTAGAAATCTCATCGGTCGCCCTTGGTTAGTCGTTTGGGTACGCAGCCAGGACACAGCACGTGGCATGCGATAAGAACGCCATTGCAGTCTCGCACTCGCAGGGCGGTGACGCCCAAGCGTAGTGTTTGGTTCTGCCCGTTGGCGGATGTGACGAGGAGCCGACGGCCGCAGCATGTGCAGCCGGTTAGCACCTCGATCTGGACCCACTCCTCCCAGTCGGGAGGGAGATCACAATGTTCGACGAAAGCTTTGATGTTCATAGAAGCCTCTTCTCCACTCAAACAGCGGCACAGTCGCTCACATTATAGAGCGACTGTGCGCACATGTCAAGAGCTCTTAGGTGCTCTCCACAAAATAACAACCCACAACGCGATCCAGATCCCTAACGCGATCGCGTTTGGCTCCGGCACGATAGTGCCATCGCCTACGATCCTCCACTCGACTCGACTCGACCCGCTCGTCGGCGTCATGAACCAATACGACAACTCCAACTCGATCCGCTCGGGGTCGAAGTCGAGCACCCGCTGGTTCTTGCCTAGCGACTCGTAGATGTCGTCGTCTACTATGTGACGACTCCCGAGCCCGAAGTCCACTTCGGCGGGCACTTCCAGCAGCGGCCAGGTCCACGTTTGCGGCATGCTGGAAGGGTAAACCTCGGGCACCACGTACTCGTTGACGTGGATAGGCCTCGGGGGAGGCACGTACGTGTTGGCCGTCGTGTAGGCGACCTTGTAGTGGCCACTCAACGTGACCGGGTCCGCTTGCACTGGGGTCACCCCCAGGGCAAGCAGCGTAGCGAACAGGACCTTCTTCATGTGGCCTCCTCGATGTGAAACCTGAAGCCAGTGAGTCGCTCCAAGAACGCTTCGACTTCGGGTACCTTGCTTAGATCCTCGAGGGTAATGCTGCTGTACCGAACGTTTTGCTCGCCGAGGATCTTGGCGACCTCCACGTTCTTTCTGCTGACGGTGATGTTGAACTTCAGCTTCCTGGCTAGGTCATTCTCGTAGTCCTTCTTCGACTTGTAGCTTGTGTTGTCGTGTGTCATGCTACCACCCTCTCCTTTGTGAGACGGGCAGTGCTTCCTCGTCGTTGACCGGCAGCTGCGATCGGTCCAGGGATCGAGCGAGCCTAATCTCCTCCGGCGTGCAGCACATGTCGTACTCGTTGTAGTTGTAGCGGTGCAGGACCGCCTGCCTGGTCAGCGGGCACTTGCGGATCACCGCGAAGATCCCGCGAGAGATGTCGTTGAAGACCACGCTTCCCACGCCGCTCCCGTCGTCCGACCCTTCGATCATCTCCGCTCGGATGACCTGGCCTTCCTCTTGGTACAACGCACCTGTGTTGAAACGAATCATATCCTGTGTCTCCTGTGTCTACTGAACAACTGGAACTTCCATACCCGCTAACTTCATCTGTCGCAGCACGTCCTCCATCTCCTTCTTGGCGTTGGCCAGGTTCTCGTCCGGGTCGTCGCCACGTGCCTTGATCCGCTCGCGAGCGTCCTTCACTTCCTGCTTCCAGGCTGCCTTGTCCTCGCACATGTGGCTGCCGCAGATGGGCCCAATGCCGAGCTCGCGGCTGATCCGGTCGGTCAGCGTTCGACCGCACTTCGAGCACGCTCCGATCTCGCGGCCGAAGCGTATCGCACACTCGCGGACGCCGACGTTGAGGATCTTCTGACAGATCGACTCCTGCGTCTTCGGGAAGAGCTTCGCAGCGGACGGACCGAACATCACGTAGAGATTGCGGCGTCGGCCATCGGGGCTGACCCACTGCTGGTAGAACCGCAGCTGCCCGTCCTCGTTCTCGATCGCGTAGCGACCAGGTGGCAGCTGCCGGCACGCGGGTCCGACGACCGGCGGTGCGACTGGCTTCTTCGGTAACGAGAGCAGCCAGTCGATGTCTCGGCTGGCGTCCTTCGTGCTCAGCCCGAACTCCTCTGGGTCCTCGCTGATGCGCAGGCACTTCCAGAGCGTATCGACGCGGGCATCCGCGTCCGTAGGGATGTCGCGGGCGTCGAGCAGGGACTTCAGGAATTCGCGTTGACGTTCTGTGATCTTGTTCATGTGTCGTGTGTCCTAATTCTGTCGGTGATGCAGTTCGAGCCCAGGTTTTGGCCTGGGCTCGAATGAAATGGGTTGCTTGTCGCGGGTTAGCTGACGATGTCCTCCTCGGTGATCATGGCCCCAACGCTGATGTTGGGCGTCATGCCCAGCTTCTTCAGCTGCTGGTAGAGCTCGCGGGCCTTCAGCGCTCGGTCGAAACCCAGCCGCATTTTCAGCCCCGCCTCGTGGTACGCTCGCCGCTCGGCGATTTCAGCCAGCGTTTTGTCCGCGTTGGCTACGATATTGATGAGACGAAGAAGGGCTGCTTCTTCGCGTTCGAGTTCCGCCTTGAGGTTTGTGACGCGCTCCGCTTGCTGCCGCACAAACTTTTCCGGGTCGTTGATCTGCTTGACGGTTTCACGCTTCCAGCCATCCATCGCTTCGATTCCGCGTTGCCAGTCTGCCGCGTCGCGGCGTTCAACTTCGTCAAATCCAGGCTTGGTCATTTCATACCTCCGTGGGTTTCAGTGTGTCATGTGTCTGAACCAGAGCGGTTCGTTGGCTGGGGCTCCCGTGAGCCCCAGCGTGTCGAAACGTTCTACTTCACTTCCCCGCCTTCGAGGAAAGCCTTCAGAGCCTCTTCCGACATCCCGCTGCCCTTCATCTCGCCGAACAGAGCCTTGAACTTGTCGTGCAGGCTCTTCATCCGCTTCGCCTTCTTGCGATCCGACACGTTGCCCAGTTTGGCCTCGTCGATCGCCTGTTGGCGGAGCTTCTTGGCCTTCGCTTCGAGGCGATCGGCCGTGACGTTCAGGAAATCCGCAGGGTTGTCGTAGTCCTGCTTCCGCAGCGGGAGGTGCAGCTTGCTGTCGAAACCCTCGGGCGTCACAGCGCCTTTGATTTTCTCCTTCAGCTTGCCCTTCTCGTCGCGGTCGCCAAACGCGGTCCGCTTGACCTTCGGCTTCTTTTCCTTCCGCTCCTTCTTTCCGCTTTCAACTGCGGTGAATCCGGCGGTTGCCTTCTGGTCCTTGGCGGGTGCGTTCTTGGTTGCGGCTGGCATGGTTAATGCTCCTTTCGCTGGTCTGCTCTCGCAGCCAGCACAAACGTGAAACGGGTTGAGAAAGAACTGCGTAACGGACTCGATCCGTCACAGCCCACATTCTACAGACCCCTTCGCCGTTTGTCAAGAACGGTTCCGCCCCGTTTGAGCGGAATTCCAGATTTTCCCATGCGAGCCTCACGCGGGGCGTTTTGAGCCTCACGCGGGGCGAAACGGGCCAGCCGCCCCGAAACTTGGGCCCAGGTAGGCCCGCCTGCCGACCCGGCTAGGCCCCCTCGGGGTTCAGGCCCAGCCGGCCAGCCGTCGGCTACGTGGCCGCTGCTGCGGTTTGCCCCCCGGTCGGGGGGTTCGGGGCGGACTCAAACGCTGGAACCCCGTCAACGGTCCGTTTTGGGGCGTCCACCCCCGCTGCCGCTCGTAACCGCTCTGCCATCACGTGAGACACCAAACGTTTCTCTCCGTCCAGGATGAGCTCCTCGACTTGTGGGTACTCGTTGCAGCGTTTGATCACCCACACATCCGATGGGTACTCGCTCGTGATGAGCAGTCCTTGGTACGGACGCTCACCGACTACCTTCGCGAGCCGGATCTGTGGCTCAGCTTTTCCGTAGGTCATAAACGACACCCACCAGAACTCGCCTTCCTCCATCACCCATCCGTTGTCGTGTATCTTCATGTCTCGTCTCCTGCTTTCTTCGCCGCGAGCCAGTTCTTTGTCGAGACACCTCGACTGCACCGCACCGGGACTCGCATCGGTACGCTGCTGTGGTTCAGGATATCGCAGACCGATAGTGCATACTCATCGGCGACGTCGATCGGCACTTCGCTCACGGTCTCGTCGTGCACCAGGGCGAGGATGTGAGCACCCCACCGCTCTCGCTGCTCGTCGAGCGCGTTGGCTCGGTCCTTCATGTGGTCCGCTGCATGCGACTGGCACACGCGGTTGAACGCGACCCGAGCGAACTCGATCGGCATGTGGCATCGCCGCCCATACGCGTTCCTGACATAGCCGCGTTCGCGTGCCGCTGCCTCCGCTGCCCGCGTGTGTGGCTTGAGCTCGGGCAGCCTGCGGTGAAACTCACCGTGGACCTTGACTGCGATCTCGTAAGCCTTGGTCTTGTCGCCACCCGTAGCCGCCACGATCGACGGGTCCACTCGCAGCGACGCGATAGTCTTCCGCTTGCCCATGCCGTAGCCCATGGCGAGGTTCAGGATCTTGGCTGCCTTGCGGTCGATCGAGATGCCCAGCGAGGCCCCGACCTCGTCCGCCATCATTTGGTGGAAGTCCGCGTCCGGGTTGTCGAGGAACGTTTGGACGATCTTCGGGCTATTGATGTAGTGGATGATGTCGCGGTACTCGATGTTCTTGTAGTCGTGACAAGCGATGGCCCAACCGTCTCTCGGTATGATGAGCTCGCGGGCCTCGTTGTTCATCTGCTGGTTGTTCGGCTGCGAGCATGACATGCGACCGGACCGCACACACTGGTTGTTGTCGGAGTGCAGCACGCCCTCGACGTTGAGCTCCAGCCACGACTCCCAGAACAGGCTACTCATGGTTGTCTCATGGCGGTGGGCGTCGATCAGTCGCAGGATCTCCATCGGAGCCCACGGTATCAGCTTGTACTGCTTCAGCACGTTCTTGTCGAAGCTAGGCCCCTTCGACTGCACACCCTTCTTCTCGGTGTAGATCGGTGGCAGCCCAAATCTGTTAATGAGCAGATCGTGCATATCCACCGGCGACTTCGGGTTGACCTTATAGCCGACGAGGACTTCCAGCTGCTCCTCGTATTGCATCATTCGATAATAAGACCGGAGCAGAGCCTTCTTCGTCCCCTCTACGTCAATCAGCATGCCGCGTCGCTCGGCTCGGATCAGCGTCTTCGTGAGCCTCTTTTCCGTAGCATACACCGTCGAGCATTCGGCCGGCAGCAGCGACTCCATCTTGGTATGCAAGACTCGGTTCGCTCGCACCTGGTTACCAGCGTAGTCCGCGAGCACATGCGTCGGGATGTCGCCATAGTCCTTCGTGTTCGTTAGCCAAGCCTGGAGACTGTTGTAGTAATACGACAGATCGATGCCTGCGAACTCCTTGGCCATGACGTCCAGGCCGTAGCCGCCCTTGTAGGTGCGGTCGCTGTCTACCAGCTTGCAGAGCGTGAGCGTGTCGCGGTACTCGCCAGCGAAGTCAAACCCGTAGTTATTCCACAGCACATGGGCGTCGTACTTGACGTTCTGGTTGACCCACGCATCGCTGTTGGCTAGTAGCTCCCTGAGGATTTCAGGCAGCCTACCATCCTCGCGGCTCACGCAGTAGACTTGCGGGCAGTCGTCAAACGTGAACGCCGCGAGGCATGGAGTGCAGTTAGCGGTACGCCATGGGTTGAGAGACGTGAGCTTCGGGTCGTTGGAGCTCGTCTCTAGGTCGAGGTACAGCTTCGAGATCCGCTTGGGTATCGGCACGAAGTCGAGCTCGGACAGCAACACCACGTTATTGCTTAGCTTCAGCATATGCCCTTCGCGTTACTGGGTTGGCTCGGAGCCATGTTAGGGTCTCGCAGCCCGAGCTCCGCGTCGTCGGGGATGTCGAGCCACACTATGTTCATCCCGCAATTGACAAGGACCTTTACTCCCTCGGCTCCTGGCTCTGACTGGTCCAGGATGTAGACCGTGCGGATCCTGCCGCGTTTCCAGTTGACCATCGCCGTGGCACACGGCACGCATGGTGCCCTCGTCACGATCATCAGGCACGAGGTCATCGACCGCTCGACGCCGTTCAGCAAGGTGTTGATCTCGCTGTGAGCACAACCGCAGTTGTCTTTTACTCCGGAGCAGCCTGCCCGCGTGCCGTTCACTCCCCAGCCGACCACTTGGTGGTTCGACTCTTGCAGGATGATGGCCGCCACGCCGCGTCGCTTGCACGTGGAGTGCTTAGCTAGCCTTCGGGTCAGTCTCGCGAAGTCCTCAATTAGTTCCCTGCTCATATTGCTCCTTCGTTTTGGTTAGGTGCCGCAGCATCGCGTGCCGCAGCCCAGGTGCTCGAATCTCTTCCCACACTACATCGGGGTACCACTTCCGGCAGCAGCATATCACCGCGTCGCCCAGCACGCTGGAGATGATCTTGCCTTGTGGCTTGAACCCCAGCATGCGGTACGAGCGCTCTGTCGCCAGCGCTGAGTCTAGCTCTTCCTCGCTCCAGTAGCCTGCGCCTGGGTGGTACGGCTCGAACGTGGTACGAGGCACTGGCAGTGCCTCCTTCGCCTTCTCCACATCCCGCTCGTACAGATGCAACGAGCCAGCGAAGTGGTGGTAGTCGCCAGCCGTCACACCGAGCCTCGCCGCCACGTACCTCTGTATAACCGTGTTGACATAGCAATCGTAGAGGAAGCCCTTCCACAGATCGTTCGACCGCATCGAGCAGACCATGTGCAGCCGCTCGCCGCGCAGGAGGAACTGCCACGTGAGGGTGCAAGGGATATCCCGATTGCTGGCAACCAGGTCGTCTGGTCGCCACAGCGACACCACGCACTTCTTCGTGGTGCCCCGCTCGCTGAGCTTGAACACTGCCTCGTCCAGCAGGTCTGGAGCATAGGGTGCCCCAGCTGGCACGCGAAGGTTATTGGCCAGTCGCCCACCGTATGCCCCGTAAGCTCTGCCGCCCTCACAGAACTGCTTGTACTGCGGAGCGTACGCACAGATCATACTGGCATCGTGGGTCCTCGACAAGTACCACAGGAGCTCCGCCGACGCATAGATCGGCGAGAGCTTCCGTCTCTCGTTGAGACAGAACTGCTCCATCGAGCCATCGAGGACCACGTGGGCCCCGATGATCTCGCGGATGCTGTCCTGCTGCGCGTCAGTCTTTGGTGACAGCAGCGCGTTGTCCAACAGCCTTCCCCACACTTGGTCGATATGAAAAGACACAGATCAACTCCTCTACGGTTTTGTAAACAGGTACCCCGACTCGTTCCGCGTACAAGCACTCCATGTCCCCGCCTAGCGAGTGGCCCGGCAACCGGAGCACCGCGTCGGCTACCCGCACGCAGGGCAGGTCATTCTCCATCCAATCCTCGTGCGTCAAGTGCGCATCGCCCAACGACGAGTTGAACGGAGCCAGCATGTTCAGCATCGGATTGATGACGCTGAAGCCACACTGCATGAGCTCCCTATGCGCCTCCAGGGATTGGAGTAGGTGTAGGTTGCGGTTGCCCTTGGAGATCGGCCCGCTGATGTAGATCAGGGGTCTCTCCGTGTCCGCTGCGTCCAGGCGATCCACTGCTTGCTGGTTCATTCCGTTCTCCTTTTAGCCAGTCCCACATCGCACGTCGAAACTTATCGATGTGCTCACTACACAAATGCACGCACGTGTGCTTGCTCTTGGTCTTGAACTCCAGCCACTCGGTGGCCTTGCCGCCACAGCAGTAGCAGGCTCCCTTGTCAGTATTGAGCGTGTCCATTCAGGTGCTCCGGTCTCTCGGGTGGGTTAGCGACTAGGTGCCGCAGCATGTTCACAAACGGCGGTGTCTTCTGGTAGCTTCGCCCCTTCCGCGTTAGAGCGTTGTTCTGCACCAGCTTGCCAATGGCGATGTTCGCCTCCTCGGTCTGCCATCCGCACCAGTCGCATAGGTCCTTGGCTTCGAGCTCGTCCGTGTGGAGCAGTTGCTCCAGCGTAGACTTCACGTTCGGCAGCACGGCCAGCTGCGTCGTCACCGCCTCCTTGTCCACTAGGTTCTCTTGGCGTCGGGCTCGTTCGGTAAGGGCGGAGTACCCATGGGTCGGTCGGGTGTACTCATCGCGTAGGAACTTAGCGACCCATTCAACATGGCATGGTCGCACAATGAGTCGCTCATAACTAGGGTCGGTGGAGTACGTGCGACCGGCAACAGCACAGGCGAGCCGTAGTAGCTTGAACCGAGCTCCACCATGATCGAACAGAGGGACCGAGTCCGTGAATTCGTCACATAGCAACTTACTCTGAGCGACCGCCATCGCCACTGTCTCGTCGCTAACATCGATCTTGCTGATGTCTCGCGTCCAACACCACAGCACAAGGCGACGAGCCTGCTCAGCCGTGAACGTCTCCGGCGCGTTCTCTCGAATTTCATGGATAACATTGTGGTCCACATCCTTCCTCGTTAGCACCATGCACACGTCGAACCGACGGATGTCTTCGGCCGCTCCGATGAGCTCGACTACTGCGTCCACCCCGTATGGGTAAGCCTCGATGCCTCGATCGGACCGAGCGTTCGACAGTACCACTAGGCGTGTCCGAGCCTGCGCCTTCTGTCGTATGATCTTCGGGAGTTCCGCCTCGCCGCTCGACCGCATGTCGGTGAGCTTCGAGAACACATCCTCCCGCATGCCCTTAAGCTCTTCCAGGATGACGAGGCGACGATCGTGCTGGGGTATGACACCCCAGTGTATGAACCACGTGCCGCCAATCTGCTCGAGTCCTCCGAGCAGACCGGCGACCGTAGCGTTCTTACAATCAACCCGTTCACCCAATCCATAGAACCGTTGTAGGTTTTGTGCGGTCTCGCTCTTGCCCTGGCCGCGATCGCCGACGACGAGGATCTCCGCCACGCCCTTCTGCGACACGCCGCGTACGTTGAACGCCAAAGCGCTGTGATACGCCAGGTCGATCAGCTGGTGCAGGGTCTTCCGCTCATATATACGTGTGACGTTACGCGATAGCTCCTCGTAAATCGGGTCGAGCACCTCGTCAATAGACTCCACGCTCCACTCGCGTGGCCGGAACCGTTCGAGCTCCTCCGGCTTGGTCAACTCGAAGCCTGTCAGAGCATCGGCCACCGCGGTCGTGTTGGACACCACCGCCACGCATCGCTGCGTGCGAGGATGTGGGATCGACCGACCCGTAATCTCGTAGGTCTCGTTGAGCTCTGTTTCTCTATCTACCATGATCGTGCTCACCGCCATCTTGTCGCTGTCCTGGGCGGTCAGGTTGAGCGCTCGCTGCACGCGGGCCTCTTGGACTTTGTATCGGTTGGTTATATCGTACTTCACTATCGGGCAGTCGGGCACCCCAAGTGCTTTGCCTATCTCCTTCACTAGGTTCTCGTCCCCGCCATTCATGATGGCGACGATCGACGTAGACTCCGGGTGGATCGTCATGGCCGACTCGGGCTGCGACAAGAACACTGGGCACGCGGAGCAGAACGTCTGGTCCCTCGTGCAAACTGGTATGACCTCCTTCGGAGCGTAAAACGGGTCTTGGGCCACGGCGGTGACCACTACTCGACTCTTGAACCTCTTGGTCGCCATACTGGCCTGCATAGCATCTTTGATCGATATCTCCGAGAGCTCCTCCTCGTCGTCCCCGGTAGCAACCACGCCCCGAAGTGTACTGACCCATTGGGGAGTGGCCTCCAGCAAAGCAAGTAGATCGACCCCTTCAGCGATGGCGTCATTGAGATCCCCGTTGGGGTACTTACTGATATCGAGAGGCCAGTCAACGTTACCGACCCACGAAGCCATGTTCTGCAAGCGAGCGCAGCGGTATTCGGCCGCTCGCTTCCCAGTAGTGTCGATATCGAGACCCATCCAGACTTGCTTGCCACGAAAGTATTCCTCGAACTTCGGTGCCCACTCGTTCTCGCCTGCGGTCAGCGTGACGCAACCAATGCCGTGCTCGTTCAATCGTTCCAGTCCGGCGAGGGCTTTGATCTCTCCACCAGTAAACAGAATCCTCGGGTACTGCAACTGCTCGAAGGGATAGATTCTTGCAGCACCTCGACCCTTAAGGTTGAGAGTCTTGGGAGCAAGTTTCTCCCCTGGGGCGTACTGCCGGATGTTGACATACATCCCAGAAGCGTTGGCGATGGGGATCGTGACTCGCCCGTTGTGCTCGCCGAGGAAGAACCTCTTGATCGTGTCATCGCTCACTCCCCGTAGGTGCAGCTGCCGTAGCAGTTCTTTGGCAGTCCATATTTGTTCGGCGTATCGTATTATCGCAGCGGTCTCTACTGGCTTGTCGTCCAGGGACTCCAGCCGCGACAGCGTAACATGTCTCGCCTCGCCAGCGAGTCTGGAGACCAGCGTAACTGCGTCTCCAGACACGTGGCAGGCTCGGCACGTGAAGAATTGCCTCTCCTGCGAGATATCACAAGAGGGGTTATCGTCGTCGTGGTACGGGCATCTTATGCGGAGAGAATTGCCTCTCCGTTGAGCCTCGACCCCGAGTCGCTTCAACTCTTCCGCGATGTCGATGATTAACTTCACGTGCTTCTATCGTTGCTCTAGTAGCTTCCGCTACCGACCTCAGTTGCAGCAGCTTCCACGAACTGCTCCTCGTCGTACTGCGTATCGAGCTCCCTGTTCGATTGCAGCTTGTAGAAGTCATCGTGCATCTTTTCCAACTCCTCGCAGAGGAACGGATCGGTCCAGGGGTCCGGGTGGTTGTCCACCGTGTAGACCTTGAACGTACCCTGGCTGTTCTCCTTGTCGCGAGTACTCAACACGTACTGACCCGCGAACACCGGTGCCTTGCGAGCAAGACACAGCTTGCCTAGCCGCTGACCCGCTTGGTAGCTGGTCTTGTAGAAGCTAAGCAACACCGGGTCCGTATCCATGAACTCGGGGTCCGTGAGCTTGATGATGAAGTTCGCGTGCTCGCAGTAGCGATAGTTGAACTTCGGATCGCTCACGTGCTGCGGGTGGGGCTCGCTCCAAGTCGCGGACGACTGTGACTTCAACGCCACATGCGACTTCGGATCAAACGACCGCTCCACGATCATGGGCTCCTGCCCCTTGAGCGCGTTGGCGGACCACTTGCAGTACTCGGTGTAGAACAGCACCGGAGCAAACGACGCGGGTTTCGCACCCTCGCGTCCCGTCGTCAACAGCACCATATCCGGCGTGAGGATGATCGCCCCGACGCCGTACTTCTCGGTGAGCTCGTCGTTCGACATCTTCTGCACGATCTTGCAGAAGCTAGGACGAACGATGCGTCCGAGGCCCTCGGTGCCGGTGGCCTTACCCTCGTACTTCGCCAGATGCTCGGGACGCGGCACGGATACCGCGACCTCGCTGGTCTGTTTCTTCGCAATCTCAGTCTTTGGCATGACTAGTCTCCTGAAGGCTGCGCTGGAGTAGAGTATCTACGTCAGCATCTTTGTGAAAACGACAAACAACAGTGTACTCCACTGACGAATCATTAGGATTGACGCCAGGAGGGAGAGGCTTGAAATTCGCTTCTTGACTGGTGCAGTATTCGACCATCGACGGCCAGTGCGGCCGAAAGGGGACGCCAGCCGGGATGCCGAAGTGCTCCGCCATCGCGGCGTACGCTTCGGGGTCATCCTTCTCGCGAGGCATCTTCGGGATGGTCTTGCTGTCTGGGTTGGCACAAATCCAGTCGGTCCGGATCGTCTCGCCGATCTTGCCTTCCTTCACGTACAGCATACACGCCCCGCGTGACAGCTGCTTGATGGCCTTCTCGGTCTCTACCTTCGAGTCCTTCAGTAGGGCCTCGATCTTCTTCAGGACCGCGATGACGTCCACGATCTGCGATAGGTCCGGCGAGTTGGCCAAGTCCTGCCGCACTCGGGCGAGGTTCGAAAACCCTTCCTCGTGCAGCTGCTTGGCGATGGCATATACGTCGAGTACGCGTTTACGCAGGGCATCCATTGAGCACCTCATGATATTCCCGACGCAGGGCGTCGTAACAGATTAGACCAGGCGCATGCCCTTGGGATTCTGTGATCGCAGCTGCGGCTACCGTGAGCATGCTTAGGTTGCCGGTTACGACGAGGCGGCAGTGGTCCTCCCAGTTCTCGTCCGCCCAGTTGCGGATGTGCAGGAAGAACTTGTCCAGCACACCCCGCCATGCGATGGCGTCGTTGGTCTGCCGGATGATGAACTCTACGTCGTAGGTCTTGTAGAGCTCATCGATCGGGAACTTCGGGGGCTCGATGAGTATTGCTTTGTTCATGTGGGCACCACCAATCTCTTGAGGATCGCTCGGATGTCCTGCACCGCCATCGCGTGCTCGACCTTGCCGAACACTCGCTCCAAGATCTCGAAGTCGATCGAGTCTTCTGCGCACATATCCACCACCTCGATGGACCAGTCACAGGTCTTGTCCTGGGGACGAGCTTGGGATTGCAACCGAACCGGCGACGACCAGCCCTGGCAGTAGTACACCATCGAATCGCATTGCGAGATTCGCGTGCCGTCCGCTGCGAGGATTCGGCCGTTCAAGTTGACGCCGATGCCGCCCTTCGTCGGGTTGCTCAAATACACTTGGACCTTCGGGTCCGTGTTGAAGCGATCCATCGCCTCTTGGTTCTCTGATCCCTTCGTCTTGCCGTAGAGCGTGACGCACTCGATCCCTTCCATCTCGAGCCGAGCTCGGATCTGTTTCAGAGCAGGGATGAAGCATGCCCACACGATAGTCTTGCTGCCGAACTCCTTTTCCTTCAGGTACTCGACCAGCATGTCCAGCTTCGGATTCGGGTCGATGCGGTCGATCTGTCGCGACAGAACCTCGCCGGTATCCAGGTCGATTTCACCATCCAGTGCGACGAAGCCTGCCGCGACCTGCGCCAAGCGTAGCAGCTTGGTCAGAATATTGTTGATGGTGATGGTGCCCTTCTCGCTGGACTCCAGATCGCGTTCGATCTCCGCGTAGAGGCTCGTGGCCACTTCGTTGTAGACCTGCTTCTGGTAGTCCGTCATCTCCACTTCGAGGACCTTGTTGGTCATCGGCGGCAGATCGGGCAGCGCTTCCTTCTTCGTGATGAGGAAGGACGACCGGCTGATCCGCTCCTGGAGCAGCGGCATGTTCTGCATGCCGACGAGGAACTTCTTGTATCCGCTGGTCGGCGTGTTCACCTCGTCGAACTTGCCGTAGAACGCTCGGAACGCTTCGAACGATGCGAAGCCACTGTGGCCTTCGTTGAGCCACTCGAACTGCGAGTACAAGTCGAACGCCGAGTTGCAGATCGGCGTGCCCGTTAGGCACACCCGCTTGGCACACGACTCGCGGATCTGTTTGGCCGCTTGGAACCTCTTGGTTCGGCTCTGCTTGATGTAGTGGGATTCGTCGAGGACGCCCCACCGCCACGTGAACGCACTCAGCTGCGGGATCATGCTGCTCATCCCCTCGTAGCTGATGAGCACGACCGTGTAGTCGTAGTCTTCGCGGAACTCGAACGCTTCCAGCATGAGCTTCATGCGGTTGATCTTGTGACGACGCAGCGTGATGACCTTCACCCGCTTGTTCGAGAACAACGCTATCTCTCGCTCCCAGTTGACGCGAACGTTCTTCGGGCAGACGATCATGTTGAGAGCGTGAGGGTTTTTCTCGCTGTCCTCGTCCATCGCCATGATGACCGAGTAGGTCTTGCCCGTCCGCATCTCCATGAACAGGGAGTACGCATCGGATTCGAGCAGGCACATCGCCGCTACCCGCTGGTGCGGCATCGGCGGCAGACCCTCTTTGCCCATCGGGGCGTGATCGGGGACGAGGTGCGTCTCCTTGAATTGGGCCTGGTACTCAGCGGTCTTCTGACCACGCATGAACGCTCCGACGCGGGTCCAGAACTCCAGACGAGCTTCCTCGTCCTCAAACGTGATCTTGTTCTTGCCCCAGACGGCGAGCGCTACCAATGCACTCGTGTCGCTGATCGGGGCGTAGCATCCGCGATTGCTGTTTGACAGCTGCGCACCGGGGATCTTCTGCCACCAGTGGTTCTCTGCGTAGCCAGACGGATACTGGCGGTATTGATAGTGGGCATGCGACATGCTGCTGATGTCGTCGTCCCCGTTGTGCTGGACACAGTATGCCTGCATCTCGAAACGTCGGTTGTCCTGGCCCCATGGCGTAACAACCGAAACGTGCAGTCGGTCCGTGGCGTAGAGTTTGCGATCTTCCGCCAAGAGCAGCGTAGTCGCTTCTGAGAGCGGTTTGATGAAATCCGCGACGTGCGGGCTCAGCTTTGTCATGGGTCGTTGTCCTGTGTCGTGTGTCAGACTGGCAGGCCGTCACTGTGGCGGTAGCCAGATCCCCCGCATTGTAGGTCGGCAGCGTTTATTTGTCAAGAGCTATGCGGATATTTTCCCCAAAATCTTTTCCAAAACGACTGTGTGCGCCGTTTTTGGGGTTATTTTCTCTGCTCCAGGAATCGCATCGGTGCCCGCGACAACCGCAAACGGACCTGCGAGAGCGCATGCGCGGAGCACATCGCGTGCCCAAGATGCGTTTGGCTTCTGCAACTGGAACTTGAACTGAGGCTCGGGCAGCTTCAGTTTTCCGATGCCCGATACGCGAACCTTCCGGTAGCCGATCTTCTTGATCTCCGCCATCTTCTGCGTGCCGGTTTCACCCGACTTTGTCCCGAACCAGTTTGCTCGGCGTTCACCCTGATGGACCAAACGGAATCCCAGATCCTTCCGCTTGGGCCGAGGCCATAGGTCTGTGAAGTTCGCGTCGTAGCTGCCGGCATGCGGGTAGCACACGTCGAAGATCGGCCACCGCCACGTCTGTGGGGCCGAGGTGTGCCACAAATGAAAGTAGCCGTAGGGATACAGCGGTGCCTCGTCCATGCGAGCTCCGCCCTCGTCGTAGCGGTACGCTCCGTTGAGGCAGTCCGGTCGTGCTTTCTGCGATGCGACTGCCCGCCAGTTCTTCGGCGGGATGATGTCGCTGTCGAAGTGCAGGCACCAGTCGATAGGCTCCAGCTTGCCGTACGCGACGCACAACCCGGCACCCTTGTTGAAGTACGCACCGTAGTCCGTGAACACCTCGGTCGTGACGATACGTAGATTCGACTGTCCAGTGTCTAGCGACAGAGCCTCGTCGTCAGGCCTCGTCACGATGACCAGTGAGTCCAGCGTGTCCAGCCAGATCGGTAAGGACTTCTTCAGTTGTGGCGTGTACACATCGCCGGAGCAGCTTGTGATCGCGTCAATTCTCATAGTGGCTTCCTAGCTAAGAGATACATGAAGTTTTCGCGGTCGTTCAATCGTGCGGTCGAGAAGCGATGCACCTCGAAGCCTACTTGGGCTAACACATGCCGCAACGAGGCCTCGTTGAAGAACCATAGGTGATCGGGGTTGGTCTGGTCCTCGTCGTCGGGGACTATGATGTACAACCAGCCGCCTGGCTTCAGCAGCGCTCGTACTCGCAGCAGTGCCTTCGGGGCGTCTTTGACGTGCTCCAACACATGGGCCATCAACACGAGCTCCAGCTTCCCATCGCCGGTGTCACAGCAATCCGGGAACACTCCCGCGATAGTGTGGACCCCATACTCGTTGTGCGTGTAGTTCGCCGCCCAGGGGTCTTCGTCCACGCCGATGTAGGTGTAACCCGCGCTACGGATCAGGTTGACATACGGGCTGACTCCGCAGCCGATCTCCAACGCGTATGCCCCTTCGGTCGTAGCAGTCTTTAGCTCCCCGAAGCTTTCTGTGAACTGAGTGAGATAGCTCGCTGGCAGCACGACACCAGCCTCTGAGAGCACCCCGAGAGACTCGTAGTAGGCGTGCCCAGGCGGGTGCTTGGCCTTGTACTCCACATGGTACGGGCACTTGATAGTATTGTGCATCACGCCCCAGCGAAGGTCCAACTCGTTCACGCAGCCACAGCTGTACATCATAGAACACTATTCTCTATGTAGTTGGTCGCCCGCTCCAAGTGCTTACCGTCGTCGATCTGGATCAAGTCCACGCGACGATTAGGCTTCTTGGGTTTGTAGATATCCTGGTGCGTCACAGACACCTCTTCAGCTTGGTGCTCGCCCACCGCCAACTGACCGTAACGACGCAGCGGTATGCCGCACGCATGGCAGTACTTGTCCACCTGCGCCCCGTAGTCGGCCATGGGGCGACGCCACCACCCAGGTACAGCTTCGAGGCCCAGGTCCGGCCAACTAGGGTCAGCCGCGTGTAGCATGGCCTGGGCTCCGGCTAGCTCGCAGAAGAACGCTCGCAGACCCTTCCCCGGCACGTGGCACAGCATAGCCGACCAGAACTGGTTCACGTCGCAAGTGGAGATCAGCTTCCACCGATCCTCCTCGGAGATGCCTACGTCCTGCATGGCCACGAACGGCGGACTGTGACGACCCGGCTTGCCGTTGTGCCCTTTGAGGTATGGCTTGCACTCGGGCCAGTCCTTAGCGAACTCGTCGTAGGCAGCCTGCACCATGTGCACGTTGAGGTTACTGACCGCTGGGTTGAAGACCCGACGCATGATGCTACCCTTGCCTAGCGGGTTATTGCACCACAGACCGCGTTGAGCGTAGGGAAAGTGTTTGCACAGGACGTTGCATAGCTCCTCGAACTTCGGGTGGCTGGCAGGGTTGCCACCGAAGAAGCCAACGACGCCGAAGTAGCCTTCGATGCTACGACACGCTTCCTCCATCTGCTCGACAGAGATCATCGCTGGCTTGCCGGCGAGGTTACTGCCCTGTGTGCAGCTGAAGCACGCTAGGTCGCAGCCTCGGGTGATGTGGATCTGTATCACTCCGCCTCGCCAGATGCCGTGGCGGACATCGTACGGCGACTTCATTTTGTCGAGGCACTCTTGCCGCTGCATTCGAAGCTCCTCCATTGCTCTGCGACCCATTGGATGTTCGGGTCTTGGTTTCTGGCGTTAGGGCTGATCGACGTGCGACGAACGTCCCGCAGTAGGTGGACGATCTTCGCTTGGTCCTTGACCGAGCCAATAGTGTCTTGGGTGCAATTCCAGATCCTGGACGCGAGCTCCAGCATCCGCAGACCGTGCTTGTTCTCTTTCAGTAGGAAGCCCAACGAGCTCTGGTTGATCCCGCCGTACTCGGCGATGAACGCTCGGTGCGAGACCTTGTTCCGTAGCATGGCCGTGGCCGCGTACTCCCATCGGTCGTAGAACTTTCGTACCTTCTCGCTGACGCGGCAGAACGTCACTCCGGTGTTCAAGCGTAACCGGCTCTCCGCAGGCTTCATGGTGTAAGCTAGGTCGAACGCATCGAACTGCTCGATCTCTTCGAGTGGCTTGAGGATCAGCGTGTCTACGTCGAGGAAGCCTACCAAGTCGCCGTCCTGGCAACTATCTACGTAACGCCGCTGATGGCGGGTCTTGCGGGTGTTCTGAGTGTACCCATTCGACCTGCCGTGTCCAATAGCTAATAGGTCGAGATCGCGATCTTCTACCGTGAGGATCTCCAACGGAGTGGCTGTGTTCGCCTCGGCGGATCTGCGCAGAGACTCCAAGTACCGGCAGTAGATCGGCGGCGACCTATCGAAGATGATCGTGACTAGCCTCATAGCTTACCTAACTTCTTCCGGACCCAGGCGTCTACGCGATTGAGCCATTGTTGCCTAGCTCCACACCCACCGCATGGTGGTAGGCCCATTTCCTTTCGGCAGTCCTCGTACAGCTGTGCCACGCCTAAGCTCTCTAAGAATTCCTTCAGCGCATCTCCAGCCAACTTGCGATCAGCAGCTGCGGATAATGGTTTTCCCTTCACGCAAATACGGATTTCGCGCGTCTCACTTGGTTGTGAACACAACCGACAAATTCCGTCTTTAGTATACTGACAGTGCATTATGCTGCGAACGAAATTGACGATGTAATATTAGCGTCTACCTCTTCCCAAGTATCTCCTTGAACGATCATTCCAGCACCGCGAGTAAAATTATCATCCAGGTCCGATAACTCAGAAAAATTCGCTAGTGTTTGGCCTTCAAATGGTCCTATTGTTGACAAACCTGAAGTGCAGAAATTTGCAGTATATGGTGATACCGCACTGCGTACCCAATCGTGCGAAGACATATCATTGCAATAGATCAAGCTTGCGTCCATTGGGATATCAATATCCATTGCACGATATTGTTCTCCATAACCTAAAGTCGATAGATATACAAATTTGGCCGGGGTATAGTGATAGCAATCCTTAAATACGGCTTTAAGTTCTAGACCTAAGCCAATCGTTAAACCTGGCGGAACCCCAGAGTCTCCAGAAGGAGGTTTGCATTGCAACGTGCCAGTAGCTTTAACTGCAACTAAGTATCCTTCTCGGGCAAAGTAATCCAGGCAGCTATTGTCATCCGGGTCTAGAATTGTTTCCATTGAGCACTTAGGGGCATCACTAGCAAGCATCGCTTCGGCAATCTCTTCATTTGTCATGCCGTCTTCTATCGCTTGATCTAAGTCGAAGAATATCACTTCGTACTGACACCCAGCGATCGTGCAAGGCACGGTCAATAGATAGTGATAATCAGCGCAAGGGTCGAGTTCAGTATACGGATCAACTTCAGTATACGTTCGATCTTTACGTCGTAGTGTCCAAGTACCATTGATGAATGCCCCAATATCGCATGCAGCTTCTACGTAGCAGTCTGTTTGTACAAACGGCCCGCCAATGTTGTACGTAGTGGAAATCACGGTAATTGAGTTTGCAATCTGAATGTCCCACTGCAGATACGTAGGAAGCAAACATCGTGGGTCAAGAATTACTTCTTCCGAAGTATCGGGTGGTGGAGGATCCCAACTCCCCATACCGAAAGAGCAACAGCATACGCACCACCAAGTGGGGTCGGGCAAGCAGCAGACTTCGACGCACTCCGCGTCGTCTATCGTGATGACTAGGGGCATCCTAGCTGCTCTCCCCACCGGAGGGAGGAATGATAAACTGCACGCCGCTGCCAGAAGGCTCGATGGTGATAACGATCGTGCCACTTTCGCAGATAGCGGTGCCGTCGAAGCCATCCTCGAAGTTACCCACCTCGAACGCTCGGTACACTGCTTGGTCGCCGGCAGCACCGAGGTACCTGTTGTTGGCGAAGCTCGCGTGGCCTTCCCAGTAGCAGGAGCTATCCACGTGCAGAGCCCATACGCGAGACGCGTACCAGGACGTGCCCTCGGCGATCGAGTCGCTCGACATCAGCCAGATGCGGTCGCCCGCCTTCATACCGGAGTCCGTGTGAGCGGACTTGAACTCTAGCGCAGCTTGCTCGATCTCGTACTCGCTATACCCCGAGTCTAGCGGGTCCATGATTAGGGCCTCGCCAGCCGCGTTGACTGGGGTCAGGTCCTCCTCGCTGAGCAGCACGCAGGTGCCGATTGATCCGCCGTTGGCCGACGCAGGCGAGACAACCTGAGCCATGGCGATCACGTTCGATGTGTTACCGCCTCCCCCGCGACGACCATGCTGAAGCATGAACTCGCCATTGACGAACATGCCGTGGACCATGTTCCCGCGACGAGCCATCTTGGCCACGCGGTTCAGGTAGTCCGCTCGAATGCCCTTGCCCGCCTCGAAGGGCGTCTTGGGTAGGCTGACGATGTTCTTCATTACGGGAGCATCCCTTCCATGTCCACGAGGGGATAGTTGTTGTACGGTCCTTCAGGACCAGGGATGCGGAACTGCCGCTTCCACGTTTCGTCCTTGGAGTGCCAGTACCTATTCCACCCGTCTTTACGCAGCGACCAGCGGAGCTCCACGTCGTAGTAGTCCACCCCTGGGGCAGTGCTGAACGTGCGAGTTACGGTGGCCGCAGACAGCATCAGGGTCTCGGCAGGGAACGTGAGGCCCAGCGATGGGCTGATCACATCGTCATCGTTGCACCCATTGATGTGGGTCATAACCTGCGTCGGGATGACGAGCAGCTTACTGTATCGCACGACGTAGTCCAGGCCGATGTTCAACCGCGACGGTGCTTCCTCATCCGTCACTGGGTTGTCGATATCGACTATGTCCGGGTCTTCCTCCTCTACCCCTGGCTGGCTCCAGAAGAACACCTGAGTGCCGTTGGCGTCCTTCGGATTGAGCTTTATGAACTCCGCCGATGGCTCGATGGTCTCGGTGAACTCTGCTGTCGTAACGTCGCCGGGTCCGCCAGGCTCGACACCAGCTTCGACCGCAAATTGGAGCGATATCTTTGCCCACTCGTACACGTTGCCGTGCCCGTCACTGGAGTTCTTGACTCGCTCGAACGGGCCCATCGTGCCGGAGCGAGCCACGATGTTGCTGCCCGGAGCGTACGGCCACTCCAGGCGGTTCTCTATGATGTTGAGGAAGATAGCGTGCCGCTGATCCCAACGACACTTGAGGTCCACTGCGGCAGCCCAGGACTGCCCATCGAAGCTCTCGCTCTCGGTCCACGCGAGGGCCTCGGGCTCCTCCAGGTCTGTCTCGTCGGTTAGCCAAGAAATAGGCATGCTAGATAGCCGTAGCTACGACTCCCTTGTTCAGCTTGTCGCGAATCTGGATCTCGACCTTGGTTTGATTCCGGGTCTCCTCGATCTGGTCCGCCATGGTCTTCAGGATTTCTTTCTGCGTCTCCAACTGACTCTTCGGGATATCGCGCTCGCCGGCAGTCGCAGTTTGGATTCGATTGAACACGCTGCTGGCGTCTTCGATCGTGGACTTGAATGGCTCGAGATCGATGTTCTTGGCCAGCTGCAAGATGGCGTCCTCGCGGCGACCGCGAGAAGCAGTCTCGTCCGTGTACATGCTTCCCGTTGCGCCCATGCCGAGCATGTTGCCTGCTCCAAGCAACGTGCCGAAGCCTGTACCCTTCAGCGGATCCAGGAACCACTTTTGAACCGCCTGTCCCTGCAAGTCAGCCATAGAGAAGTTGATGTCCTTCAGGATGCTGCCACCGCCCATGCCTGCATTCGTGAACTGGTTGAACGCTCCGGAGCCCATCCGAACAAACGCGTCGCGTACGCTTTCCTTAGTCTGTGGCCTGCCCGTAATGGCTCCCAGAGGGTTGGCTATCCCGCCTTGGATCAGATTGAACGCTTTCATGGCATCGGTGAAGCCACCAAACTCTTCGTGTATCGGCTTGAAGCCGAACATTCGCAGTGCGGAGCCCATGAACCCACCGCTCAAGAAGTCCTTCCCCTCGCCCATCATCCAGTTGTCGCTGCCCTTCAGCCCTTGCGGACCTACGGGTGCAGACCCGGAGAGGATACCAGCTAGGTCGGATCCCGCTTGGCCAGCCAACGCGGTCAAGAACGGCATCATCTCTGCGGTCTTGATCGCCATCTCTCCAAGCGCTCCGGCGAGCTTAGCGATCTCCTCTGCGAACTGACGAACCATGTCAGGGTTCATCTTGCTCATGAGGTTCGCGAAGTCCGTGCCCAGCTGATCTAGGATCGGGATCAGCTTCTCGCCTAGTGTAGCCGTGAATGCGTCGTACCATGGCAGCAGCGTGTCGCCTACTTGCTCGCGGAAGTTCTTCATGCCGAGCGTTAGATCAGCCTGCGCCTTGCCCGCTCCGCCCGTAGCCGTAGCCACGCCCTTGACGCCCACTTCCACCGCGTCGAGAATCACTCGTTGAGCCATGGCCGTCTCGCCAAGCTGAACCATGATCTTGAGCATGTCCTTCTGCTCTTCGGTGAAACGAACGCCAGACTTGGCCAAACCATCGAGACCGGACTCGGGGTACTCAAGTGCCTTCGCGAGTTGCAGTGCGTTGCTCTCCAGAGTACCGAAGCCTAACGCGGTGGTGTCCAGGACTGCCTTGATCGCCCGATCAAAGTTCTCGCCCTTGACGCTAGGAAACGCGAGGACCTGCCCCATGACGGTTTTGATCTTGCCGTCGTCCACGCGTGTGATTCGCTCGAGCTCGTCCGCCATCTGTTTCAGCTGCGGCACGCTGCGGCCAGCCGACGCACCCGTCGCCTGAATGACCGCGTGCAGCCTGGCGTCGATGGCCCGTCCCTCCATGGCCTCGCCGAGCGCTCCTTTGACGAAGCCTGTAATCGCCCGTAGGCCCGACTGAATCTGCTGCATGGCCTCCCTGCCGAGCCAGGTGGCAAACGCCGCTATGCCGATACTCCTAACCGTATTCGCCCAACCCTGCATCATCCCCTGGATGCCAGTTAGGCTTTGTCGGACCTGATTGAAGTCCGCCCCGAATACGATGTTGACGTCAGGTGTTCTTGACATATCAGAGGCTCGAATAGAACGCGGATAGTTCCTTCGCGTCCTTGAACGTAACTATGTTGCTGGTGTTGAGCCCGAAGACCGCTTCCAGCTGCGACAATGTGATGCGTCCTACGTTCTGGGGTTGTACTCCGCACCTAAGGATCAAGACTTCGGCGATTTTTGCTCGGTCGAATTTCTCCGGCTTTTCGCCCTTCGAGACAAAGGGGTCTCCTTGGTGGATGCCTCCTTGCCCATCACGTTGGCTCTGAGAAGCTCCAGCTTTGACAGCAGGGCTTTGGCCTTCTTTGCGTCAGAGATCCAGTTACGACACATCTCTAACGTCACCTCCGGGTGATTCCGGATGACCATGCGATAGAGTATCCGCGTGACCCCCGCTGGGTTGAGCAGCTTCAGGAAGTCCCCGCCGAAGATGTCGATACCTGCCGCTTCCGACGCAGCCATCCGTAGGATGCGATCGCCTTGGGCTTCGTTTGGAATACTGTTAGCCGCAGCGTTGCCCGCCTCGATCACTCGAGCCTTGAGCCACATCTCCAGCCATTCCAGATCTTCTAACTCCAGCGGTGAAAACTCGTACTCGACCCCGTCGCAAACGTGGCGGATGCCAGCGTGCGTTGCATTCCCCATTAGGTTGATCCTTCCCCGTAGTACTCATAGCCACTTGGCAGCAAGATCTTACCCAGAGCACCTGGGTCTTGTTCTCGCAGTGCCGTCCAGATGCCACTAACCGTGTAACCGATGATCGGTGGTGGGTTCGACGAGCGATCCACCTGGAAGTTCTGGTGAGCGTTCCAGACAATCGCGTCGAACTCGAAAAACAGCGTGGGCGTGACATACACCCGAACGCGGTTCGTGTTGTTGAGCTCGTACAACGCCACTTCCATATCGTCGTTGTGCACCTCGAAGCTGAGGTCCACTTCGAGGTTGCCGGTATCCCGCTCGGTCTCGCCATCCGCGACCGACGTCGAGGCAGGGCGGCGGAATGCCAGCGTGATAGCCTGCACTCGCTCCACTTCCGTGAACGTGTCGCTGTCGAGCGTGCCCTCGATGGTGACCCTGCCGTTCTTGCCGGACGCAGCCGGCACGCGGGTCTCGTCATGGTACGTGTTCGTCGTGTTCTTCTCGAGGTGGCCCATGACACCGAAGTTCGCCGACCAGTTGATCGGCGTACCGGCGGAGACAGGGATGTTCAGCGTGACATCGCTGATGAGCACCTCGCCCTCGTAGTTCACTAGCTGGCCAGGCTTGGCTGACGCCACGCCCGCGAACGCGAGTGGGTCTTCGCTAGGCATGGGGAAGTCGTAGCCCAGGCCTCGAACGAAGCCAGTCTCATCCAATACACCCTCTGTCGCACCGGAGGCACCCGGCACGCAGCTAGCGAAGTAACGAGCGACTGACGATTGACGGCCGAAGCCCCATGCTTGGGTGCAACCAATGCCTTCGACGTATGCGTATTTGCCAGAGCGTAACATGTTAGTCCTCGGAAGTGAGGTCCTCGTCCGGAAAGTTCATATGTACGTTGATGTCCCAAAGGGCATCCCAGCCTTCGATTCCCCGAGCGATGGCCAAATCCAAGTCCGCTTGTATGCTAACTATCTCTACGTTCTGAATGAACGCGTGGTCCCGGTAGGTCAACGACTCCAGGACTAACGCGTCATACTTCAGTGCGTGGATCGCTTGTATCATCCGCCACTGGGTGGGGAAGAACATGTAACCCACGCGGTCGTCGCCGGTCGATACCAGCAACGTGTAGGTCTGTATAATCTCCGTCCCGCAGCTGGCATTACCGAGGTTGACCTGCGTCGCCGTCGGTCGTAGCTGCCATTCAGGGAAGTCCGCCTCTTCCCGCACGTCCGGCTCTGGGTCGCGAGAAGAGTTCCAAGAGATCAGCTTGAACTTGCGATCTTTTAGAACCTTCACCAAGCGATCATACACCAGGGTCAGCGGTTCCCGTGTCACTTAAGCTCCTGGGCTATAATCTTCTTAGCTGCGTTACCCATCCGCTTCATCTCTGGGTTGCCTGGTGTGGCAAAGATGATACGCTGCGGCAAATGACGCTTCTCGTTCCCTCGTTGATGGAAGCTCATTACGTCCCGAACTGTAACCCCGGTCGGTACCGTTAATGTGCGCTTGCTGTATTGGAACGACCCGTCTTTGTTCTTCTTGCCAGTCTTCTCGTAGTACGTTACCTTTCGGGTGTACTGAGCATCCGAGCCCATCGACACCGTGGCTACGAAAAGGGCACCGGACTTTTGTTTGGTAGGCCCGAGCTTCGCTACGTTAGGGTGTAGGTTCCGACGCAACAGGGCGGTGTCCACCAAGATAGCCGGTGGCTTAGGCGGCTTCGGCGTCTCGCCTGGCTTGAGTTTCTTCTTACGGCCAGGTCGCCGATTGGCGATCGTGCGAGGAGACAACTTCTTCCAGGCTCCCGTCGTGCGTTTGCTGTCGGGTTGATCGACAGATCCGCCTCGGGAGGCCTGGGAGAAGCGACGTTGGGTGTAGGCAGAGTACATTCGCGACCACTGCTCCATGACCTTACTCATGACAGCAGGACTATTGAGAACCCTGGTTCGGAGAGCCTCTAATGCGCTGTCGCCGCGAATCCTAATTTGAACGTGAAAGTCTGCCACATCACTATGAAGATGCGCCCGAGTAACCCTTGACCAGCAGCTTCGGCCGTTTGCAGATCATGAGCGGATTGGACTCGGTATGAATATCAATACCGGCGTTCCAATCCTTCATCTTCTGCATGGCGTACACTTCCTTGCCCGGCGTGTTGATGTCGTCCATCGTGTTCGCTGGGGAGAAGTGTTGCTGGAAGAGATCCTCTACGCCCACTGGGTAGAAGTTCGCTTCGTCGGCCGCGAAGAAGTTCCGCGATCCGATCTTGCCTCGGTAGTTCTCGAACGTGATGTCACCGAACGTGACGGTGTTCGAGCCTCGGCCCATCGTGCCGGTGCCCTGCTGATCGATCGACCAGCGGTAGTTCGTCTGCTCGTTGTAGTTCGTCCGTACCTCTTCGTTGTTGACGAGGTTCTGGAAGAACGTGTTGCCGACGAACGCGTGGATGTGGTCGTAGGTCTGGCCACCGAGGACTTCCTCGGTGAACTGGATGATCTCCAAGCAGACGGACTTGATGCCTTCGCCGCTGCCTTCCAGATCGAAGTAGAACTCTTCCTGGGTCAGGCCGAGTGCGTCGAAGACATCCAGCAAGACCGTCGCGTCCTCGTCGGCGTCGATCAGCCGACCTTGGATCGCGTTGACTCGCCAGTACTCATGCGTGGCTTCGTGCGAACGACGCAGGCCGGTCAGCTTCTCCGTCATGAGCTCGCTGGCCGACACGAGTTGCTGCTCGCTGCCGTAGTGACGAATGCCGCTCAGGTCCTCCGCTTCGAGTGCGTCGTCGAAGGGAATGTAAGGGACATAGAACGGAATCAAGTCCCGGCGGTCCGCTGGCTTCTTGGTCGTTTCGCCAGACCGACGAGGCTTGGTCGGGATGAGCGAAATCGTCTCACCCTTTCGCTCGACTGCTACCGTGTAGCTTGTCGGATGCTTCGTTTCGAAAAGACCCATCGCCCCAATGCGTCGGGGGACGTAAGGAACGGTGTTGATGGCTTCCGTCAATGAAATAACACTGAAGGCGTCATCGTTGAAGATATCGAGCATCTGAGGAACTCCGAAGTAACAGTTGAATCGTATCCAGCGTGAATGGACCAGTAAGTTGGGCCTACGAATCGCGACCGCTCGTTGTGAACTCGACCGGCTCGCGGACAAAGCGAACACCTTGGTTGCGAAGATCGAGCAGACGCGTGATGAGCTCGGCGTCCGTCTCGTCATCGTCAGCACGGACGATCTCGTCGAGGTTCAGCAGGGCGGGACCGCGCACGAGCACCGGTACCGACACCTCGCCGTCGCCAGCTTCGATCGTGATATTCTCCAGGCAGATAGCATCGGAGAAGGTCGGCTGCGAGCCAACGACCTCATCGGCAGCGGCAGGGTTGACGAGGATCTCGCCGATCTCGTACTCGCCCGTAGTGAGCTTGACCGCAGTGCGGGTGTATCGCTTCTCGATCTCCCACAGAACAAGATCATGGACCTTCTTCTTGTCAACGACGGGAGTACCAGCTAATGGACGCGGCATGTGATCTTCTCCGAAATAAAACTGACTGACTTGAGGTAACGAAGCCTAAGAGCTAGGCTCGCTTTTGAGATCGTTCCTTGGCTCGCTTCGCGGCCTCGATCATGGGGTTTTCTTTGCCGTTCTCGTCCTTGGACAGACGGATGACACTGCGGCCCACGTTCTGGATCGGCCGAGCTTCGGCGATCTTGCGGGCCTGCGCCACCATACGGTCGAACTCGGTCTCTCCGCTAGCGTTGTCTTCGCTGCTGAGGCTGAGGTCGCCAGTGATAGCATCGTCGGAGCAGTACGTCTTCTTCCACTCGTCGCCGAGGGCAGGCGTAAGCACGCGCTCCTTCACCAGGGAATCGATAACCGTTTCCCGCGACAGCTTGAACTGTCGGACCATGGCGGCTGGGAATGAAAGATTCAACGCAGGTTCCTCCACTTCTTCGAGGTTCTGAACCTCTTGGAGAATCAACCGCAACTGCTCGGGCTCGGATGAGCCTTCGGGAGCGGAGATGCCAAGAGCATCCAGGATCTTAGTAATGAGCTCGTTCATGCTGCCTCCGCCTTTGCCCTTAGATTTAGGTGCAGGCTCATCAGCGAGTTTCAGGCCGGACTGCGTATCGTAAGACAGCACGACCGGACCCTTCCAATCTTCCAGACCAGGCACTACCGGGACGGAAGTAGCGGCGACGTGCCGCAGAGGATAAGAGTACGTCTTGCCTTTGCCATCGACAAAGGACTTGGGGCACATGGCGGAGACATCCACGCGGGTGCACTTCTTCTTGGCATCCTCGTCGTGGAACTTCACCTTAATGAAGGTGGACATCACGCCGTCTTTGTTCGGCTTCTTCTGAAGGTCCAGAACCGTCCCGCGATCGTTGTCGGGATCTTCCACGTGCGTCTTGAAGAAAGGCACGCGGATCTTGGTCTTCTGGAACTGCTTGAACTGGGAGACCATGCGATCGAGGAACGGTTCCTTCACCTCGACGGTGACGGGTTTGTCGTTCTCAACCCACGGACAGATCTCGCCGACGGGAAGTAGCTCCTTCTCCATCACGAGCGGATCAGCGGTCTTTTGCCAGGCTTGCGTCATAAGAGGTTTAGTGAGCGGGGTAACTTATGTCAAAATAAATTTACAATAAAAGTTCCGTGAAGTCCGTCTCGAATCCTGGATCGGGTGAGGCACCGGATGGGACCTTAGTTTGAGTAACCTCGTCGTCGTAAATAGCGACTGCTTGACACCGGCAGTTCCAGCCATTGGGTGGCCAGAACTGATCCCAGAACTCATCGTCCTTCTTTCGCTTGATCCCGTCGAGGACTTCGTGCTCCTCGCGGACTCGATCGTCGCCAACGGTCAAGTACTCAAAACCCCATACGTCCAAGTCGCCTTCGAAGCTGATGCGATGGGCGACGCCATATGCTATGGCCGAGTGCGTTCTGACTAGGGTCTCTATGTACCCAGTCGATCTAGGCTGCAACCCATGGCGACGAATCGCTTCGAGCATCTGAGCGACGCCCTGCTCCGTCGGTAGGTTCAGCTTCGTGACGTCGGCCAACGCATCGTTCATCACAGTCCGGATATCCGCCACGGACTTCTTGACTGCCTTCGACGACGTCGGGTAGAACCGCCTCTTGATGTTGCCTAGGTCTAGGTCGAACAGATCCGCTATGCGAGTGGCGTCCTCGAACACGGAGGCCAGCTTGAGGCTCTTGGCCATACTCCGCCGCTTGTTACCTACCTTCAGCCGGAGCAGGTAGCTGTAGGCCATCACATTGGCCA